TTCACCATGTTCCACCTTGAAATCTTGAGGCAACGCACCCACGAAGATCAGCGGACATCCATTGGGAAACTCGTTTACTCCACAGACATTCATCAGAGCATCAATCCATCTGTTCGTGGTATCGATGATATCTTGCCGCTTCTCATCAAGAGAAGCATTACCCTTTTCCAATGCACAGATGACCACTTCGGTGTGAATCCCCGTTTGGGCGAACTTTTCGAATGCCCGCATCAAGGTACGATACTCAGACTCCTGCTTCATCACGGCACCATAACATTCTCGCACGGGATCATATTCGAAACCAGTGGTCCGACCATGATGGTTTGCCAACCAGTTCTTGGCTAGTCCATCACTCCAATTCCGCCAATCTGTGGGAACTCCTGCATCGTTCATCACTGCACTAATGATTTGATCTTTCCATGCCTTGTTCTTACCCTTGCAGAGTTGATTGACCTTGAACTTTACAGCAGCCTGGGTCTTCTTGAGGTCGCCTCGCTTAACCTGTTCCGTGAGAGTGTTGATGATACTCTTCTGCGTAGCCTCAGACTGCGGAAGAGCGATGTTCGCAGAAATCTGAAGATCCTCTCGGGCACAATCATCGGCACACATAATAACATCTACCTTCACCGCAAGATCGAGACCCCACACGGTATCCATCGCGTAGAAGCGATTGAAGCCGTCAGCGAGCCAGGTCTTGCCATCCCTATCCTCGACCACAATGTTCGGTCGCTCTTCGAGGATACCATGTTCCTTGAAAGAGAGGACGAGAGCGTTCCTGTGACCATCACATTCTCCCTTGTCGGAATTTCGTTGCTTGTTCTTGCCGTTATCGACAAAGATATCAGACAACTTCATCTCCCGCTCTTCTACAAACTTTACGCCAGAAATCCAATCATACTTGTTAGACATGAATCTAACCTTTCGACTCTAGGAGTCATGCGGAGGATCGAGTCTTACCGAGACATACGGTTCGTACTGCTTACCACCTTTCTTGTGAGTCCCTATTATACACTCACCTATGAAGATGTCAACCTCTAGGGGATGATTTTTGGGATCATTTTAGAGGGTTTTTATAGAGGTTTTTAGGCATGTTTCATGAGAGGGCATTGTGGGTGTGTAGAGAGGGATAGAGAACGTGAAAGTGCGTTCTTGGTGTCGTGGTGTACGATTGTGGTGATTTGTGGGGGAGTGTGGGTAAAAATGGGGTATTAAATAAAGGTATAATAAAAGGGCTAAATGCGTTTTGTGCCTTTTGAGGGTTTCGGTTCGCGGAGGACGGTGATGGAGCGGAGGAAACCACTGGGGATCTTCTCTAGTGTGCTGCAATCATCTGTGCCTATAGTACTCAGTACGGCTATGTGATCTTCACCCCTGTGGACTAAGTACCCTACTGTGTTCATCACTGGACACGCCTTCTTTGCCTCTCTCAGCATACCAGCCAAGTCATTCCATCCCGTGCCGCCTTCTTCAACGGCGTCAGCCCAAACGACTTCTACTACTGGGTAGGTTTCAACTTCAACCTTCTTCATAGTGAATCTCCCTACATTATTTATACGAAAAAACCCCTTATTTCTAAGGGGTTTCAGTGCCTGATTATGAGCGAGTCAGGCGATTAGGTCGATGAAGCGGTTGAGNACGACTCGGCTGGTGGATCGACCCTTCATGCTCTTGAGGAAGGCATTCTTCTTCTTGGCAGTGGTATCGGAGTCTTGCACATTGTCCATGGCGTCGGTGTTGTCAACCTTGACGGTACGAACGAGGTACTGTTCATCCCATCCCATGCTATCACTGGTGGCGATAGCGTAGTTATCCGACTTCCACGTTGCCAGTCCCGCGTACATCTTATCTTGGTTGCGGAAGTAGTGGTATGAGGATCGTTCGAACTTGTTAGGAGTCCAGTCGGCGAGGAAGAAGTTGACGACCTTGGAACCAGTACGCTCCTGAAGCATCTTCGTGAGCAGGTTCGTGGCGTTCTGCTGGTTGACACGGGTTCCGATGCGGTCACCCTTGATCTTCAGCGTACCATTGTAAGGAACGTGCATTCCGTTACTACTACCATCCGTGAGGAAAACGCTGTTCACAATCTGGACATTGTTGTTCTTCTTGAAGGAAGGAACGATGTCGATGGCAGCAAGAATCGCTTCGTTGAGCGGAGTACCACCGAGTCCGAATTCGCGTCCAACCGTAGGCCCATTCTTGACTGACCATGCCTGCGAACGGGCGAGGGCGAAGCATTGAGGAATAGCAGCCTCGAATTCGTTCTTCTTCATGCGGCTGGAGAAGAGATTCAGCAGGGCGAATCGGTAATCAGTGGCCGCGAAGGCATCATTGTCCGACTTGTCGGTACGATTCTCATCGAATTCGTGCGGCATGGCGCTAGTGAAAGCGTACACTTCGAACGGAATGTTGACTTTCTTGCAGAAGAGAACCAATTGAATCAGTTGGCCCATCGTTTCTTCAATTTGGTCGGACATGCTACCAGACCAATCGAGGAACATGACCAGCCCGTGGTTCTTACCATCACGAATCGTGGCGGTCTTACGGAAAACATCCTCGGACCACTTGTAGTTCATCATCTTAACGGTATCGAGAACACCAGACTTGGCAATCTGGACCCGCTTATGGGCATCAGCCTGCTTCTTCATCTCAAACTGCTTCGCCAGCACGTTTACCGTGGGCTTGGATCGAACCACGAACGATCGGCAATCCCGATCACTCAATTCTTTGTTGCAATTCTGGAGAATGTTAGTCGAAAGGAGACGATGAAAACGCTTGTAATCGACGATATGTCGGTCGAGATCGACTCGATCCAGCGTAACCTCTTCGGCAGCATAACCCGTAGCGGATTCGTCACGCATGGCATCAGCAACCTTCGAGAATGCCTGTTCAGTGATCGACTCGGGTACGTTCTTACCAGTACCAGACTGCTCTACGTCGCCACCATCACCCGCTTCGGGCGAGGAATCAGCATCGGCACCGTCATCGGTGTCATCGTCGTCGGCTGAACCGCCGCCCTGCTGCTGATCCTCACCCGAATCGTCATCCGAATCATCGGAAGACTCGGGCGATCCCTCGCCGTTACCCTCACCCGATTCGGATTCGGCAGATTCTTCGTTTTCGTCTTCCTCGTTATCATCGATGATCGACGCGAGAAGATCATTCACGATATCGAGAACGTCGGCGAAGGTATCTGCCACCTTGATTCGATCAATCCACTGTACTTCGGCCGGCGCGAACGGAATCGTCTCACCAGCATGGATACCGACCTTGAATTCAAGATTCAGGCGATCGATGAGACCGAGATCCGCAAGTTTTCGCCCCTGTAGGTCGAAGAGATCGCGGTTCATCAGGTCAACATATGCGTTGAGGAAGTCTCGGCGCAGTCCGGGGAACTGGCGCTTGATCATACGCTCGATTCGTGCATCCTCGACCACGTTAACGTACTGCTGGACGAGGGCGTAGGGTAGACCGTGCATCGAAGACAATTCTTCGATGTTACTCTGCCAACCTTCGCAAGGCGTATGCAGGGCATGGGCGACTTCGTGACCCACCAGCATATCGTACAGACTGTTCGACATCGATTCCCACATAGGAAGTGTCAGAACTCGATTCTTGAGATCGAAAGATGCAGTCTTGGCGGCTGGATCATGCACGACCGAGAGATTCTCGGTTGCGAGCAGTCCTGCGAGGATTGTCTTGGATGTTTGTGCGTTGCTCATGCGTATATTATACCACAAACCACGCCCAAGGCAACCCACTTAAGGAATATTCCTCAAATTGTGGATAATTTGTGGATAACTCCAGAAAATTGGTCAAAAATCGAGTATTTTTCTCATTTTCGGCGAAATTCGGTTGACAAGCGGCATCTTTTATGGTATTCGCGTGCGTGCGGGCGCGGTCCTTCTATAGTCAAATCGTCTAAACGTCCGATATCCTTGTGGATAACTCTTTTTGACCCATAACTGCTGATTTTACAAGGGTTTACGTCATATTTCTCATCAATTTGGGCTTATATCGCATGAATGGGTTGCCTGGGGGCTGGATTGTGGTATAATTTACCTGTCGAGGGAAAGAAACCTCGAAAACCAGATACCTAACAGGAAACCTTCCTTGAAACTCAGTAAGAAGCAAACCGAATTCGTCGATGCATGTCGATCCGCTGGACTCTCCAGCCCTGCGAAGCGTAGCGACCTCGTCGCAGTCGCTAACGATCTCGGCCAGAAGTACGCTCCTGCATGGATCGTACAGAATTCCGACATGCGTACCGACGAACGTGGTATGTTCACTGTTCCGAGTCTCAACGATTCGATTGGTGAACAGAATGCTGAAGCATTCGACCGTGCTATGGCGCTCGATGCTGCTGAGAAGACTGCTACGATCGATGCCCCCGCTCCGAAGGGTAACGATACCCCGGTCACTGCGGAACTGTCTGCCATTCGTGGGATGACCGCCGGCGCCACTAGTCTGATTCCCGATCGACTCAAGACGTACGTCTCATGGGGCCATCATGATACCGTCGAAACCGTCATCAAGTCGGGTCTGTTCGCTCCGATGTACGTTACGGGATTGTCTGGTAACGGCAAGACCACGATGGTCATGCAAGCCTGTGCGAATCTCAAGCGAGAATGCTTCCGCGTCAACATTACCAGCGCCACGGACGAAGACGATTTGCTGGGTGGTTTCCGCCTGATCAACGGCGAGACCGTCTGGCAGGATGGTCCCGTGGTCAACGCTATGCGACGTGGCGCGGTTCTCCTCCTCGATGAGATCGACCTCGGTACGCATCTGATGATGTGTCTTCAGTCGGTTCTCGAAGGGAAGGGTATCTACCTGAAGAAGATTAACGAGTGGGTGCAGCCCGCTGCTGGTTTCACAATCTTCGCCACTGCGAACACGAAGGGCAAGGGTAGCGACGATGGTCGATTCGCTGGTACGAATATCATGAATGAAGCCATGCTCGACCGATTCGATTGGACTCTTGAGCAGGAATATGCTCCTAAGAGTACCGAGAAGCGTATTCTTCTGAAGAAGATGAAGACGCTCGGATGCGAAGACAAGGATTTCGCTGGTCGTCTCACGGAATGGGCAGACATGATCCGCCGAGCATTCCGCGAGGGTGCCATTGATGAGATCATCACCACCCGCCGACTCGAAAACGTGGTCAAGGCGTTCGCCATCTTCCAGTCGCGTGAGACTGCCATCGATATGGCACTGAACCGATTCGATGACGATACGAAGGTCGCATTCCGCGACTTCTACGCGAAACTCGATGATACCATCGACACTAGCGTGAACACTGCTANTCTCGATCCCTCGACGGTTATGTACCTCGACACTTCCTTCAGCCAGAAGGACGAAGTGAAGAACCGTGGAGCGAAGTGGGACGATCAGCGTCGAAAGTGGCATACCAATGCCGAGACCGTGAATCTGGATCCCGACTTCTGGAACCAGTTCAACCCCACCGCTGCGGAAACGTCGCCCTTCTGATCCTCCAACCCCCGGTCCTGTAACTCAGTTGGTAGAGTAGCGGCCTTTTAAGCCGACAGTCCTCGGTTCGAGCCCGAGCGGGACCATTTCACTTCTCTTGGAGCATTCAATGCTGAATCCGTACATCGACGCATCATCCGACCCGACCCTCGATCCCGCGATCGAAGACAACTACGATGGATTGCCCATCGGCCAGATGGTCATCACCACTAATTGCGATTGCTACCATTGTACTGGTATCGCCGAGCCGATCAACACTCACGAAGAGGACTTCGCCCTGTGAAAGTAGATAACACTGCTGACATCTCCGATCAATTGAACGTCATGGTACAGATGATGGAAACCATCGACCCACAAGACCCCGAAGTACAAGCATTGAGCGATCGTGTCATCGATGCTAGCGTACAGATGGTGCAGGTAGGGATGACTATTAGACTTCTCTCCCTAGTAGGGGAATCGTTCCTCACTGACACCGAAGAAGAAATCATTAGCGAATTTATTGAATGGGCCTCTGATATCACTGACGCCCTCGAATCACTCTGAACAAGGACAAGAATCACATGAACGAACAGAACAACAATACCAATCTCATGACCGACATCGATCCCTCCCTCTATACCAACCTCAAGGCGAAGCAGCAAGCATTCATTCGATGCATCGCCGAATCCATTGGTAGCATGACTACCACGGAGTTCTCCCGTAAGGATCTCAAGGTTATCGCCAACGATCATGGTATCGCATGGGCGCCTGCTTGGATCGTGAAGGACCAGAAGCGTGTTATCAAGCGTGGTTTGTATAGCGTGCCAGAACTCGCATCGTATCGTAACATGAAGAACGAAGACGCACTAGAGTCTGATCACGTTACCATTGTCGAAGATGTCGCCGGCGAATGCTGCGAGGATGTGGTGGGTGATGCCGTCGATGTGCTGACGGATACCGTTCTCGGTCGAGCGATGACTGCCTAATACCATCCTAACAGTGCCACGCGATCTAGGTTCCCTAGCGGTTCCAGATCGCTAGCAGATCGGTCCCTATTTTCTTCTCGGAGGGATTCTCAGAAACTTTTACGGGACTCCAAATCCCAAAAATTCTCCGGGGATATTTTTCACCCCAAATACCTTTTTTCAAAGGGTTTTCGCAATGATCGAAGATTTCGTAATCCAAACGGCACAGGATCGAATGATGGATGAATTGGCTCCGTATATTATCGTGGGATTCCTCGCGGGTATCCTCTTCGTGTTCTATCATCTCTTCGAGCGTGTCGATCACACAATCGAGCGAAGAAAAGAAAGAAAGCGTAGTGGCGGAAGGAGAATGATCAATGATCGCCGATATTGAATCACAATTTACTGCGGAAATCATCATGAGTATCATTGTAATTTTCACCATGATCGGTTATACTATAATGAATCTGATAGAAGATCAAATTGCCTTTCGACATTCACTCAAGGAAAACAAATGACAGACAGCATCTCTCTTATTCTCAACACCGTTACCGTTTGTTTCTTGGTATTTACCTTCCTCATTATCTGGTCTATGCGAAACGATAAGCCATGAAGAACGTGAAAAAGAATTACATTATCGGGTATCCCGCTTCGGGTTGTACGAAGGATGAGGGTCTCATGGTCGTCAACGCCATTCGATGGTTCCTGAACCGATACAACATGCAACTCAACGACTTCGATGGTGAACATGAGGACATCACGATCACCACGAACGCCAGACAGTACAAGGATATCGAGTGTTACGGACAATGCTACGAGTGGGATCAGGGCGGTGTCGATTATGTGATTGACATTGCAGTCGATCAGTCGGTACGCGATACGCTCGCTACGGTGTTCCACGAATGCGTACATCTGTGGCAGTGGGAACGCGGAACATGGAAGGGCGAAGGCGAACGTGAAGCGACTCAACTACAATACGAACTGGCCGATGAATACTGGAGATGCGGCAATGTCTGATATGACCAAAGAAGAAGCAATCGAACAGGCTCGACGTAACTACATGGAATTGTTCCATGATCAAGAGACTAAACTCTCGAACCTCTATGATGAGTGTGATGAGTTGGAAGAGGGCGATCTCGAAGAATATAGGATTGATGGATGATGGAAGATCGATATGAATCGGCGGACCTTCAGCGTGAACGCGATGAACAAGAACAAAAGAAAAAGGAACAGGAAAAGAAATGATTGAATTCATTCTCCCGTGTGTTCTCGGTTATACGAACGTTCCTCCCGCCGATGATATGAGTATGGTACTCAACGCCATTCGGATTGTAGAGTCGAGTGGGGACGATCGTGCCGTCGGTGATGGTGGGAATGCGATTGGTGCTTTCCAGATCTGGGAAGTGTACTGGATGGATGCCACGGAGTTCTCAGGGATCAACGGCGAGTATCGAGATTGCTACGATCGAAAGTATGCGGAACGCATTGTGAAATCGTACATGAAACGATACGCTACCGAAAAGAGACTGGGAAGAAGTGTAACGGTGCAGGACATTGCACGCATTCACAATGGCGGGCCGAATGGTTATCGTAAGGATAGCACGCTCGGTTACTGGAAGAAGGTTAAGATTCAACTTCGCAAACTCGGATGGGATGGTAACTGATGGAAGAACTGATCATTGAGCAGATTCGGCGGCATGAGGAAAGTATTATGCTGCTGAAAAAATTGCTGGCCGTGGAGAAAAAAAAGCGACCGGAGAAGAGATATGAGTGGGCAGAGAATGCATGGGGTCAACCGATCAGGGTAGAGAAAAAAGTTTGAATGAGGGTTGACACCCTCGACAGTTAGTGTATAATGATCACAGTTGTAAGGACGATCTCTCACACGTTGTGACAGACGGATCTAACGACAGAACATAGGAGACTCAAATGAGTCAGACGAGTAAGAATTTTAGGATTCAGTTGGCTATCGATAAGGGTGGAGTTACCTCGCATGGTATCCGAAAGTATAAGATTAAGGATATCTTTCGGGACAAAAAAACCAATGTACCACGAACAATCGCTGGTGGTGAAGATCTTGACAATAGGGCTCATATTAAAGACTCTATTGCGAACATTGGTTATATCGAGCGATCTAACCCACCAGTCGTATATCTAGATGAGAATGGCAATCCTTGCCTGTTTGATGGTTTTCATAGCACGGACGCAGCCGAAGCCGTGGAGGGTGAAGACTATGAAATGAATTGTGAAGTGATTGAATTCCATAGCGATTTGGAAAAGAATATTCTCCAGCAGGCATTGAACATTGGTCTTCCATGTAAGGAACCCACAAAGGCGGAGATGGCTCTAAACCTTCAAGACCTTTGCGAGCAAGGTCTGATCGATAAGAACAACGACGCAGAGATTGATGCCGCGATTGATCAACTGTGTCCCGAACGAGGCGCTACCTTTAAGCGAGGTCTTCGGAACATGGTTAAGCGAGCAACGGGTGTTCCAGTTAAATTTAGGTCATGGGATGCCACAGAATCTAAGAAAATGTTGGCAAATCATGGTATCGGAACTGGCGGTAGTTGGAATGACAACAAGCAGGGTTACGAATCCGTCTTGAAGAATGCAACTGCATGGCGAGAGATGGGAAAGGCAGTTGCACGCTTTCGTAATGGTGATGTAAACAAGGGAAACCCGACACATCGCCCGACTTACATGACCCTCGGTCTGGGCGGAGAACCAGCGGGAGGAAATTTCAAGAAGGGCCGCCACGGCGTAATAGACGAGGCACAGGAAGTTTTTGATAACTACAAGTATTACTTCAACTGGTGTTTTGAACAAGGTAAGGAACCAGAACTTAGTGATATCGCACGATTCTCATATGTCTTGCCTCAAGATATGTCATGCGAACACGATAAGTCGCCTATTCCTATCGACGATCATACCAACATGATTCTCGAACAGCCGCCTGCGCCCGCAGAGTAATCGATATTGGGTTGAATATTTGGTTGGACGGACGGGAGGGGCCTTCGGGCTCCTCCTTTTCGTCCGATAATGCCAGTCAAGCCAAAAACCCCCATTTTTCGTCAAATAGGCACTAAAAGTTATCCACAATTTGTCCCCAATTTTGGGAATATTCCTTCAATGGGTTGCATTCCTGCCTGAGTATGGTATAATATACATGTCCCAGCGGGGACGACTCACTGGTCCTAACGGAAACCAAACATGGACAACATCGTCAACTACTACCCGATCAACAACTTCCTCGAAGTCGTCGTCTGCGACGACGATGGTACGCGAGTCTTCATGATCGTCAATACCGACAACGGTACAGAAGAGCAGATCTCTGAATCCGCTGCTCGTGCGTTCTGCATCAATCCCGATTCCACCATCACCTATGAGAACTGGGAAGATTTCTGTGCCGCTAGCGGTATCTTCACGGAGGACAACTGATATGAACGACCGACACAACCACCAGACCACTGCCGATGCCGTCGATCTGCGTCACTACATCAAGACGATCAACGCCGATGCCAAGGGTGGTTTCCTCCTCATCGATGATCTCGATCACTGGGCGGGATACGGGATCTACACCAAGGCGGACCTCGGCGACTATCTCTCCGATCTGCTGGTGATGCAGCAGCCGTACAATTCGTGCGACTCCAACGATGATGATTACATCTACGATCCGCCCGAACCGACTTGGGACGCTGTGTCCCGCCACGACTCAAACGAAGGATGGTGAACACCATGACCGATACCGTACTACACCGAATTTCCGTCACTGGCGTCATGGATCTCCTGATCACCAGCAACGGGTGCATCGACATCTTGGGCGGAGTGGACATTCAGTTCATGCTCAGCGTTCGAACGGGCGCCGGCGAAACGGTCGATTCCCCGATCTCGATGGAAGCGGCGAAAGAGATCTTTATGACGAATTGTGCTAGAGAACGAGAACACTGGACCGTAGAAAACCAGTGGCACGAATGTTATAGGGATGCTGCATGTGCTGCCCGCGACCATCGTGAAAGAATTTCAAATAACAAGTCGGCCGACCAGGCATGGCGTGCGACTTACGACCTTTGAGGAACCAACAAATGCCACAGTACTATAACCCAGATGATTATGCCGCAGATACTCTTGATGCTGATCCCCGATCGGAACAGGATTTAGCATACTGGATCGTTGATGACGATGGCGTCGGTCGATGGAGCGATGATTGGGACGGTGAACTTTCCGACGAAGAATACCGTAAACTCCCGATCGAGGAACAGTCTATGGATGCGTTCGCTCCTGGCGTGGTAGATGGTTATGAACTGGAACTCGATGACTGCCCCTTTTGAGGAAATGAAAATGATTGATACCAGCATGACGTACAAATTCAACGGCGTTGAAGCAGACGACAAGGCGCCCGATGGACCGAACCGGGGCGCTCGATACGCCACCGACTGGACAGTGGGCGAGGAGCGGTTCCGAGTCTCCTCGATCGAGAACCACTACACCACCGAAACGATGATTTTCCCCATCAAGGAGAACGGCGAGGTGGACTACGGCGAAGTCTGGGTCGATCGGGAGTACCGCACGAACGCCAGCCAGCACGCGAAATTTCTTCAGGAATTTCTTGAGAATCGCGGTCCCAACGGTTGACACCGTACCATTTTCCCCCGTTCAAGGATTGATCCGATGATAGACTCACTTCTCGCCGATATGGCAAAGGATGCTCTCATGGCCGAAATCGTTCCGTTTCTTATTGTTGGTGCCATGTTTGGTACAATATATTTCTTGAACCACTGGTTCGCCCAGATCAACAAGGTATTGGATAGAAAGAAGAAGTGATGCAGAGAAAGCAGAAGGATGGATGGCGTGGTGATAAGGCTCGACCCAACAACAGAGCCAAGACTTGGTCGTCGAAAGATCGTGATCCCAAGAGGGATCGTCGAAACTGGAGGAAGGACGCTCCTTCCTCCTCCGAAATCGTCTGGATTGGATGAACATGAAGACTTCTCTCTCGCTTCTCGCCGTTGGTATTCTTTGTTCGACTCTCGCTAATGCGGAGGTTCCTCGCCGACTCATGGATGCAATTCGCATCGTCGAGTCGGGTAATGATGACTCTGCGGTGGGTGACAATGGAAACGCCATCGGTCCGTATCAGATTTGGCGTTCCTATTGGAAGGATGCAGTACAATTCGATAAGAGCATTGGTGGGAAGTACGAAGACTGTTTCAACCGTGAGTATTCCGAGAAGATCGTGAATGCCTATATGGATCGATACGCGATTGAGCGACGACTGGGACGTACGGTTACGATGGAGGATATCGCTCGCATTCACAACGGCGGACCGAACGGTTATCGCAAGAAGGCTACACAGTCCTATTGGGAAAAGGTTCTCAATAATCTGAAAATCGATTGAACTAAAACAAAATGATCCCCGTAGAGAGAGACGCGAAAGCGTCTCTTTTTACTTGACAGATTTTAAAATGGTGTTATAATTTCTGTGTCAACAGTATCCATAACCCTAAATAAAAAGGAGTAGTGAGTTATGAACAGAGAAACAATGGTAGATCAACTTCACCGAGGCGTATGTACGGTGGTCTTTGAAAAGAAGGATGGTTCGATGCGAGAGATGCATTGCACACTTCATCCCGATCGTCTTCCCGAACGTCAGCAACTGACGGAAGTTTCTCCTACCCCAGAGAATCCTGATACTGTCCGTGTCTTCGATACTGATCTCCAAGAGTGGCGATCGTTCCGTGTAGACTCGGTCAATAAGTTTTCCACACCACAACTTCTAATTTAAGGAGGCCCATTATGGCTGGTAAATTTGTAGGTGTAGACTGGTACGATGGTGACTATGGCGTATTCGAAAAGCATGGGGATAAGTATATCCCTGTCAAATTCTCGAAAGAGATTTATGACTGCATTCAATATGTTTGTTGTAGATACGATCACTTAGATACGATTGAAATACCAGAAACAATATCAGAGATTGCCGCCATGGTAGCCCGTGAATCTATCTTAGAGAATGTTTCGTAAACATATCCATACAGTCTTTATAGTATGATAAAGTGATGACTGTGATTCAAGGAGATCACAGATGGCTAAGAAAAAAGATTCGTTTAGTTATCCCGAAGACAGAGATCGTTGGCTAGAAGATCTTATTGAGATCGGCGAAGCCGCGGTCATTGCTTACGAGAAGTATCTTCTGGATGAAATAGGATACAAAGATCTTGCGAAGGTTATGTTACTCATGAGAGAGAATCTTCCCATGACGAAGGAAACACCAAGATCGTATAAAGCAAGGCCGAAAGCACGGCGAAAGGAAAAGCGTGATGAGTGATTTTAATGGTTACCGACTTCACATTGATATTCCAGTTGGACATGACAAGGACCGAGCGGTAGAACAGGCGGAAGAAATTATGTCTTCCTTCACTTCCGAGGGAGGGTGGCCTATCATTGACAAAGCCGGTCTCTTGCAGGTGAACTACCGTCTCGGTAATGATCTTGATCGGCAGAAGTCAAACTATCTTCGTGTGAATGAGAATGGTCATGTCATGAATAAGAAGTGTAGTATTGTCTTGAGTAAAGAAGATCCGAATCAAACTGAGTTCGATTTTGCGTCTTCTGATGAGTGTTGAATGAGATTTGTCCCGTAGTGTAATGGTAGCACTTTTGTTTTTGGTACAAACAGTCCTAGTTCGAGTCTAGGCGGGACAGTTATATATAATGATGGTTTCTATACTGTAGGAGATTGTCATGCGTAGAGATTTGAAGCCCTCACTTCGTCAGGATACCAGTCGGAAGAAAACTCGTCCCACGGATATCGTCAAAGAAATCGTTATCGATGTAGGTGACGATACTGTTCTTCACTATGAGGGCAGTCCATTGATGAACGGAAATTTAGTTGCTGATCCCGAAAGTGAAAGTTTACACAGCGGGATCGGGACAAATTCGTATGACAATCTACCGTGGCTGGCAATTGGTTTGGCAACAGACAATGTTGAGGATGCAAACAACGACGTTGTTACGGTGCCAAATACCGAACCCGACCACGTTGACCCGGGATCCCCTCTAGACGGATCGGGTGGTATTCACCAGCCGCCTTCCGACATTGATGGTATGGATTCTGCTGGATCATCTTCGAAGTTTCCTACTCGAACTGCAATTCTTTTAGATCTCGCGGGCATCCCAAACAATGCCATCATCGAATCTGCGGAACTCGAACTGACTGCATTCCCCAACAACCCACCAGATCCTGGCAACGATGTATTTGGTTCTGAGGATGGAGTTTCTACTTCTGTTTGGCCAAGCGGCGGCGTAGAAGTAGAAGTAATGAATCTCATTGAAGATGTTGATCCGTCTTGCACATGGAACACGAAGAACAATGTAACAGAAGATTCTCCCTCTGGTAACGCAACATTCCCCGCGTCGGATCAACGCTGGTGGAGACAACCAGAGGGAGTGGTGCCACCCAACGCTATTGGTATCGCACAGAACACAAGAAGATCAGACACAGGTGAACCGCTCGAACCAATTGAAGATCAATTGGTGGATACAGGCACAGACGGTGGTCAGGATTTTGGTCAAGAATACTATGGTCACATAGGATACGGAATTAGCGGCGGTGGTTGTGTAGTAAACACCAATGACGCAAACTCATATCCATCTTTCAATATCAGTTTTGATGATTGGGGTGGCTCAGGGACTGGACTGTTTGATGTTGATGTTACGAATCTGGTTCAATACTCTCTTGATAACCAAAACAAGAAGTGTAACTTACTTCTTCGTGCCAAGAACTGGACAGAGAATGATGCCGCAGCCAATCCCGACGCACAAAGAACATATCCCGAGAATGTAGCAACGATTGAAGAACTAGAATTTGATCGTGCTTATATTACCAGTCCGTTGGCTTCCAGTGGTGAACTTGATGACTTAGATTCGGACGGTGTTTCCGATGAACCAATCGAAAACGACCAAATCTTGCACGCAGTTCCAGTCGGTCTTGCCAATGAGGATAGTGTAACCTATACATGGCAAATTGAAGTTCCAGTAGTTTATGAATCACTAAACAATCTCACCTTCAATTTTCCCGCCAGTGCAGTCGAGGGAAATACGGTAGAAGTTACCAATGTAACTTATCTTGGTGGTGACGGTACAGAGACCACTTCTTATGAGTGGTTCTTGGATGGTACACAGGACTCTACCCAAACGAGTTCCTCTTATACAATTCCTGATGCAACTGGTGGATCTGTTGTAGCGGTTAAAGTAACAGTTTCTAATACGACCGAAGGTGACAGTATTGATGGTACTGAAAACTGTGACATTGCCGCCGATTCGTCCGGAAGTTTCAATCTAACGAAAATTCCTGATACCCCTTCTATTCTTGAAGGTACTGATGTCAGCGTTCAAATGGATACTATCAGTGGTGTTGGTCAACCAAGTTTTGGAGTTGAATGGAAGAAGGACTTTACTGTATTGAAGACTGAATCAGTAACACCAAATCCTTCTGGTGTTGCAATATCGACTATTACCGCTCCTCTTGTTAGTGGTGGAGCGCCTCTTCTCAAATATTCGGTGCAGATGTTCGATGGTGCGGTTGCGATAGGCGCGGCTGTAACTGGACAGTGGGGGATCAGTGACACACCGGCGGTGCCACGACCTGCAATATTGAACGGCAGTTACAAACTAGATAATGTTTCCGTTTGTCCGAACTACCGAAGTTCCGATTCTAGCCACCCAACCTACAACGAAGAGGCAGATAATGACACCAGTGACGGTGGTAGTCGTCAAATCACTCTCGATTGGTATGAAGAACCCATTTTGGCTGGTTGTGATCTGACTATCCTTGATGAACCTTCATTGTCTCAGACTCACGATGGAACCGTTTACGACTTCGGTGTTCCGTTCGGTTACTGGAGAACTGACGGAAACGTTCAGAAGTTGACAGATACTACAACAGATCCATCGGGTCTGACAAAATACGATGACATCGGAGACGGCTTCATCATTAGTTTACTTTCGGGCGGTGACGGGAATCCTGTAAAATTAAGAAGTAGTATTACCAATTCCGCCAATCTTGGTAATGGTTTTGGTTTATCTCAGATAGTGCATATGATCACAAGAAATGGTGCGAATGGTAGATCGGTCGAACCCACTGGTGGACAGACAGAACGTTGGGGTGATTGTGCTGTTTGGTTGCCTGGATTCTCAAATGTTGACGATAACGGATGGATTATCATGACACCGGTGTCAAAGGTGGCAAAGTTCTACAATGGATCCCCGCCCGACCCGCATGACAATAAAAAATACCGAACTCACGATCGAGAAGAGGTAGATGATGAGACTACGGTCGGGTGGAAAATAAAAATAGGACCAAGTAATGCGACCGATGCTAGAGAGTTTTGGCAAAGTATGACGCCGATGGAGTCTTTAGACAGAACCGATTTTGGTAATTTCACGGACGCGGGACCGATAAATTCTAACGACGAGAACAGTAAAAATATTCACATCAATTTTTATACTAGGGATATTCCCGAGACCGTTGATGCCTCCTCTACGGGAAATGATTGGGCTAGTGTAATTGCTACCGCTGTTCCCTCGACGGGTGGTGGTCCGAGTTCGGATGTGATTCCTCTGATTACTGCATTCGTGGAGAACTCTAAGCATGCTTTGACATTCATACCAAATGGTACTCCCGCTAGCGGAAGTGGGAACGAACTTCTCCAACAGGCTCTCAGTAATCTTACGGTGACAAGCCTTCATGGATCGTTAGCACTTGGTGATAAAAATAATGATGAGGCTTTTGCTCTTATCTTTGGAAAATATATTGTGCTGAGAGTAGAACCCACCGCCAACGTGGACACCGACGATGATGGTGTGATTGATATCGTGCAGGGTGATACTTTAAGTTACTATACTCACTACATGGGTCTTGACACATATGACAATTCGAACAATACAGGACCAGAATTTGCATGGTTCAGTTACAAAAAGTTAGATGGATCTAATTGGTCATTGATTGGGTATAGGACGGGAAATCAAATAACGAATCCATCGGGTTCTGGAGATGCCATTTACCTAGAACACATGTATTTCAATGCAGGCACGGGTCTAGGTGGTCCAGGCGAGGAGTATGTGCAGCCAGATGTTCAACATGTTTTATATGTGTTTGATACAAGAGCAGAATTCGAAACCGCCATTCCCTCTAACCAAAGAGACATAAACGCCTGGGACGCGACAAATGGTGTAGAATTTCCATAAACTACTTGACAAGCACGATCTGTATACTATAATTCATATGTGAGGGTTGGAAGCGGATGGCATCAGCAGTAACGCTTATAACGTTATTTTCGGGAGTTCGAGTCTCCCCCAACTCATTGGAGATTTTTTATCATGGAACGAGAACCAACAATCTATGTTGCGGGACCCATGCGTGGGTTCGAGAACTACAACTATCCTGCCTTTGACCGTTGCGCCCGTGTGCTTCTGGAGCAGGGATGGCATGTAATCAATCCAGCAGAACTTGATCGTGAGCAGGGCAAACCTACTTCGCCCTCTTACGACTTTGATCCAGACAACTGTTACGAGGACCATGAGTTTATGCGTGCCGCTTTGAAGCGAGACATGGATTCTATCTGTGATCAGTGTACGGCAATCTATATGATGTCTGGTTGGGAGAAGAGTAGAGGCGCAAACGCCGAACTTGCCCTGGCCCGAGCATTGGGTATCAAAGTTTACTATGAGGCACCACTCCCGAAATGAATATCTTTGCATTACATACGTCACCGTACCAAGCAGCCAGAGAGATGTGCGACAAGCATGTTGTCAAGATGCCTGTTGAGACGGCACAAATGCTTTCCACTATTCACCGTATGCTCGATGGAGATCCTTATGTCGGTTACGCTAAGAATGGTCGCCGCCTTCAGCGGTGGCGACACCACACTGATGCCCCTAGTGGTGATGTGCTATATCGTGCTACTATGATGAATCATCCCTGCACCATTTGGGCAAGGGAGACACTAGGTAACTATCGCTGGCTAGCGACTCATGGTATCGCTCTCTGTGACGAGTACACACGACGCTACGGACGCACACATGGATCCAGAGAGGTTCTAGAGTACTGCAAGGAAACGGAACCAGAGAACCTTCGTGTGGATCACAGACAGACTCCGTTCCCGCAAGCGATGCCCGATCACTGCAAGGTAATGGGCAATGCGGTTGCTGCCTACAAGAAGTATTATGTGGCAGAGAAGAGACGATTTGCCACATGGAAGCAACCAGCAGAAATGCCTAAGTGGTTTGATCAGGCTTGTTTTCAAGAAGACTGCCTAAAAAGAGTTGACAAGATTCTTGAGAAAACCATTCAAGACAGTTGACAAACTAGACGATGATGATATAATAGAGACTCACCAACGGAGACAGTGATGATCTGGAAACCTAAACACAATTGACTATGTTTGATTTAGCCTTTACTATAATAATGTATATTACACTATAGGCGCCGCTGGTACTAATCCCAGCCTGAGATCGATCGACTTTCTCAGAACAGCAAACAGGCATCCAAGTTTAGGGATCTTAGGTCAAACCCTGGCGTTACGCGGACTCGCCACCCGCACACTGGCTCTGTAACTCAATTGGTAGAGTAGCGGCCTTTTAAGCCGAACGTTCTGGGTTCGAGTCCCAGCGGAGCCATTATGGAGAACACTCAAATGAAGGAATCTGAACTCGTGAATTTCCCCGTGAACATGCAACTGCCACAAGAACATCTCGATATTCTTATTGATGCGGCGACCGAGAATAACATCTCGGCAGAACAGTACGCGAAGCAAATCGTGATGAACTTTATTGCGAAAAACTACCCCAAAGGGTTGACAAACCGTTCAACCACTGTATAATATACAAAGTCGAGTCAAGGAACACGGATGCGATTCCAAGACTCTTAACCTTAAACAAGCATCCACAACTGGAGCATTGTGTTATGAACAACACTCTCACCAAGAAGCGCCGTGTCATCAACTACCTCGCCAGCGGCAAGGGACTCACCCCGAACGAAGCCAAGAGCCGCTTCGGTGTCGGTAACCTCCGAGCCACCATCAGCGACATTCGTTCGCAGGTTGAGGCGTTCGGTAACTGGGAAATCACCAGCCAGTCCACCGCTACGGGCATGACCCGTTACTTCATGGAGGATACCCATCCTGGCAGTCGAACCTACGGTTACGACGCCGAAGGTAACCGCTACTCTCTCTGATATTCAGAACGAGTAGTACGGGAGCCAGATGTCGGAGGGGCATCTGGCTCCCTCTTTATGCGGGTGTAACTCAATGGTAGAGTGTTAGATTTCCAATCTAAATGTTGACGGTTCGAGTCCGTTCACCCGCTTTATGAAAAGTGATTTCATTATTGATCCGATCGGCAAGAAAGATGCGGAGGGCTTGCTCCTTCAGTATCACTATCTCAAGGATCACTCTAAAGGTTTCAAGTCTGGATACAATTATGGACTATTCAAAGACGAACCAATCTCATCAGAAGGAAGTCTTGGGGTATGTATTTTCACGGGACTACCAGTTCCCGAATTGGCCCAGTCAGCCTTCGGATTACAACGTGATCAACAGGACGGGCTTTTTGAACTTAGCAGGTTGTGTCTGCACCCATCCATCCAACGAAGTGAAAAAAATATGGCGACATGGTTCGTTTCGAGATGTCTGCGAAGGTTGCGACAGACAACTATGGTTAGAGCGGTCCTGAGTTACGCAGACGCCGACTATCACCAAGGAACCGTTTATAGAGCAGCAAATTTTGATTACTATGGAATGACGGCCCCGAAGAAAGACTTCTGGATCAAACAGGAAGACGGATCATTCGTCAAGCATAGTAGAGGTAAGATGAGCGGACTCGATGGAGAGTGGCGCGATAGAAGCAGGAAGCATCGCTTCCTCATGGTTTATGATAAGACTTTGAATGTTCTTTGGAACAAGGAGTAGAACATGGTTAAGGTATTCGAAAAGATTCTTTACATTTTGGCGTTCATTTCAATTCTTCTTTCGATCTGGGTTTACCAGACGGATGCGACTCTTGGAACCTTCATCGGTCTTTGGGTTCCTACTCTTCTGCTGATTGGACCCAGTTGTCCTTGGAGGAAGAACTGATGATTCGCAACAACGAAATTAGCACACTCGGATTTCTTACGGCTGGTGGGGCTTTCTATGCACAGCAGACCGATCAGACTAATCTTTTGGTTGGTATGATTATTGCTACTGGAATTATTCTTGTGTATCGTTTCCGAAAAGAAGCCATCGAGGCACAAAATAATCTTGAAGAGCGTGACCGTGATGCCCAACGCAACGAACTCTGGGATGAGATCAGTAAGGTCGAGACTGAAGTTCATGATGAAATTTCTAAGATTAAGAGTTGACAAACTCACCACAACGAGTATAATATTCGTATGACAAGTGAATAAGGAATAATGTGAGGGAGACTAATTACCTCCCTTACGGGACTCGCATAATAATCTCCCACGAATGGGGATAGTGCAACCTCCAAATGGTTTAGCGACCTGTCCGTATGATGCAGAAATGCTTGTATGAGATGATCCTTAGCGGGATGGGTGGAGGAGTTGAAGCAGGTTACTACCGACATTGTACGTTCGTGCTGCTTCTTTCAGGTATACAATAACCCTGAGTCCCATTAAATCAACACCGCCGGCGGGCGACCACGGTTTCGGCTGCTTGGAACTCGCCGGCGGTTTTCTCTTAAGGAGATTAAATATGGGTGGACAACACGGTGCGGGTAAAGGTGATAAATATAGGAAAGTAGATCGGGAAGCGTATTCCAAGAACTACGAAGCAATTTTCGGAAAGAAAAAAGGAAAGAAAACCAATGGTAAAGATTCTACGACTGACAAGCGGCGAAGAGATTCTCGCAACGGTGACTGAAGAGGAAACCGAATTCAAGATTGAAAAGCCCTGTCTGATTCTTCCTACGGGAAATCAGAGTATTGGACTTGCTCCGTGGCTCCCCTATGCGGATCATGATGGGCCTATTACGATCTCGAAGAACTTCATTCTCTTCAGTATCAAGCCCCACGATGAACTCATGAATGAGTATAACACGGCGTTCGGTAGCGGTCTCGTTGTTCCTCCCAAGGGAACCGTGAGCGGACCAGCACTTACTCTAACCGAGTAGACATAAGCGGGCGTGGCTCAGTTGGATAGAGCAGCGGACTTCTAATCCGCAGGTCGCAGGTTCGAGTCCTGCCGCCCGTGTTCCTTCGGAGGGCAGTGTTTCCACGGTAGCACAATTGGTAGTGCGACACGCTGTTAACGTGTAGGTTGCTGGTTCGAGTCCAGCCCGTGGAGTTTTTTGTTATGAATCTTAGAACCATCAACAAAGTGAAAGATGTTGCTCTTCCCGTGTCTCTGGAGATCCCGAGGCCGAAGAAGCATGTTTCGATTATCGTTCGGAAGAACGAGATCGTGTCGGTTGGCACGAACCACTTTCGCACGCACCCGATGGCGAAGAAGTATGGTTATAGATTCGATGAAGTGCATTCCGAATTGGATGCACTTCTTCGTTACAAAGGACCGAAAGATAATTTAGCACTTCTTAATTTTAGATACAATAGATTCGGTGACATGAGAATGAGTAAACCTTGTAGATTTTGTTTACCTTGGTCTATTGCACTCTTCGACAGAATATACTATACTACCAATTCAGGTATTGAACTTCTCTGAAAGGAAACACAATGGCTAAATCATCCCAACAATCTAAGCACGTTAACAACATGATGAAGGCGGGATCACCTCGTAAGTCGAAGGTGACTAAGGGTAATGCTCCAGCGAAGACTTCTCGTAGCGGTAACGGTAAGAAGATTCGTTGAATAAGTTGCGGTCGTGGCGGAATTGGCATACGCATCGGACTTAAAATCCGACGAGGGTAAAACCTCTTGTGGGTTCGAGTCCCACCGACCGTATTTTCCTAAATAGTAGGGGAGAACACTACTATGAATAGCAGAAGCACAAACAAAGACAAAAAGTATTCCACGGAAGCAAACCATTACTGGCCAACTCGCGTCAGAGTTGACGGAGTTGCAAGATGGATTCTTCTTACCGACGCCGAAGTAAATAGGGCTGCTACCAGAGCAGAAAAAAACCCAGAAGACATGCCAGGACTTTGGTCTAGAATCAGAATCGTCTTAGGACTATAGGAGAATCACATGCCAGCAGCACGACACGATTTAAATATAGATCGTGGAGCAACTTTCAAGTTGTTTCTTGAATATCAAACAGCAGCAACCACGGGTATCAACCTGAGTGGCTATACTGCTGACATGCAGGTTCGTAGATCTACCAAGACCTCCAAGATCATTCTACATCTCCAAGGCAATACTGGAGAACGCGGAGTGACAGGTGGAGGATCGACTGGTGAGTATGTGGCAGGTGCCGCGTTCGCAGGTACGGCAGGAACAGGAGGCATCTTTTTGAATGCCTCTTCGGTCGGAGTCACAGAAGGTGCTACAGGAGGCATTTTTATTCAGGCAGATTCTGCTACCATGAAGAACGTCCCAGAAGGGCAGCACCACTACGATCTCGAACTCACAGACTCCTCTGGAACCGTTACGAGGATCATCGAGGGACGCTTCCGTGTGTCTCCTGATGTCACGCGATGAGTAACCGTATCGTCGTCCATACGACTCCTCAGATCCCTCTCAGGACGCTCCTAGAGGACACGGAGGAGCGAAGGGTGGTTGTTCACTACGAGGACGACACAGACGCTCTACGGGACACTCAGGGACTCAATATACGTCAAGGAGAGAGCCTCACAAAGAGCCTAATCACAAAAGGCACTTTGATCGTGAAGATTAGGCAGAACGAGGAAACGACAATCTCTCTCCTTACCATTTGACAAGTCTAGAATCTATGATAGACTGTAGTCATGAACAAGAAGCGACATATTGATAAGTTTGATTTGGAGGCAGAACGCGAAGGTTCTGCCATTCGTGAACATCGTGGTATACCTGAAACCGCTTACGGAAAAGGCATTACCAAGCAACGAAACATGCACAAGCGTGGACAGGAAATTCTGGAAACCAGAGTTATCAAGAGAGGAAAGTGGCTCGTATGAATGACAAGACTATGAAGAAGGTTCTGCCTAAGATTGTTGAAGACTGGATCAATGCGGAGGACATCTGCTTCATCACTGGTAAGATCATCGGTAGAGACGATCAGTGTCGCTGGACGGACGAGTTCGATGCATGGGTGTCCGAGAACGGACAGAACATCGTAGAGCGTGAGGCAACGTCTGACTACCCCCACAGCGAAGAATCAGTGATCATCTATAGCGAATGGTATGCGAAAGATGAGGCTGCTGCCGCAAACGAAGAATATCGAAGGTGGCACAAATGAGAGGATTCAGCACACTAGAACTTCTAGTGGTCGTTTCACTGATTTCTCTTTTGATTTCAATGACCTTCTTCTTTCGTTGGGACGACACCAAGAAGGAACTCGAAGAGAATCAAGAGATCCAGCAAGCAACTACTCAACTGTGGCTGGTCCGTATCGAAGATCCGACTCAACCAGTCTACTGGGTTTGGGAAGACGAAGACGGCATCATGTGGATGCTCTCTCGTAGTGACAACAAGGTAAGGAAGGTGGGTCCGTGAAGATATTTTTAATCTATATTCTATTCTTGACTGTGTTTATCACAGGATTTGCACTCACTCTTTACTTTGGTTTGCCACGATCTGACAACTACGATTCTTTGATTGCTTTTTCTGGTATGATCGTTGGAAGTCTAGGTGCTGGTGTCGTTATCTTTTTCTCAGAAAGGAATAGCAATGAAAGACGAAATTCATGACTTTAATGGACCATATCAAATTCACACTCATCCAGATCGTGATATCGTTTTTGTGAAGAACGAGGGTGGTCTGGGTGGCGCATATTCATATGACAGTCCTCGTCTCCTTGATATTGTGAATATGAAACTCGCCGAACATGAAACTGAACTGATGAAGTGGAACCTTCTTTTGGATAGGATCAATAAGAATGTTTGAACAACAGTACGCAATGACTATGCTTTTGATGATGACTACAATGAATGCCTTTCTCGGTATTCTAATGGTTGCAGGATTTATTCCGATTGAATACGGAATGTCGTTTGCTTTCTTCGTAATGTGTGGTATGATCTGGAAGTGCAAGAGAGATCTCATGGGCAATGTTCGCCTCTGGGAAAACCCAAAACAGTACCGTGATCGGATGAGCAAATGATATATAAGGTGATCCCTTTAAACTAAAAGAGATACCTAAATGATCAAACGACTCCTGCTTTCTCGCCGTCGTAGACTATACCTAAAACGACTAAAACGTAACCCGCATTATCTAACTAACCTATCTGGAAGATATCAGGATTGGGGCCGACCACGGCCCCTACCCTAGAGAATATTATGATTTGCCTGGAATGTGAAAATCCAATCGCTCCCGCCCGACTCGAAGCAGTCCCCGATACCGAGTATTGTGTCAAGTGTGTAGATAAGAATTCTACGCCTATTATTGCCCGAGTTATCTACAGTCACAAGTGCGACAGTGAACTCTTTATCGCAAAGGGTAAAGAGAACGTTCGGAGACTTGACCGAGAGTGGGCAAGGGCACGATAGTCAGATACATAAGTATAGACTATCTACTTTAATAGGAGAACACTATGGAAAACTTTGATCTAACTGTATCCCAATGGCTCGGAACTGCTTTCTGGACTCTGCTAGTTTTTGTTGCAGGTGCCTGGGCAGGTCCTAAGTTTTTTGGATGGCTAGGAAAGTTCCTTCCGTGGAACAAAGACTGATCACGGAGACCCTTCTTCGTCATCTTCGATGAACAATCTGAATTGTGTACCGTCTGGAACATCGCCGTCGTAATTGATGGTGATTTTTCCGTCTACCGTACCATCACTAGAGATTGTGAAGTCTGATAGTGCGGATGCTACTAATTCTCTTCTGTGATCATCGATATGTTCTTTATCCATATCTCTGTATACAATGGGACCGTATTCCGAACTTGCGGGAAGTAGATTCGACTCTGGATTAGTGATAACTTGCTTGTCTACCATCGTGATCTGAATATTATCTCCGTCGGCGATTGTATAATCTTCGTCGGAATACATAGCAACAACGTAGTTGTCTTTATCAGTTTTAATAACGGCATGATTATTTAAGGTTATGTCATTCGCTCCATTTTTTGTCATTATCAAGTCGCCAAACGTATTTCTCCACGCATCAACAGGATCATAATTGCTACCACTCCACCGAAGTACTTCATCGGTTTCGGTGATGTCAATGAAGACGGCAGTACTTGCTATACCACCCGATGAGGGGAGTGCGTAATTGTTCACTATAAATCCATCCGTGGATGGATCGAAGTAAAGAATCTCACCAGAGTAGGCAGGGATGACTGTTTCTTTACATGAAACTTTTCCGTTGTAGTCATAGTTAAATCGTCCGACTCCTTCGCTACTCTGGTCGTTTTTATTTACAGTGAAACTGATTACGTTCGGATCGTTTAATTCGTCGATAACATAACCATCTGAACTGGGATCGATCCATTGATTAGCATTCCAAACAAAACTTGGGTCGCTTCCCTGAAAATGTACGGTCCCAGTGGATTCCCTACTTTCCACATCATTATCGATTAATATTTGGTTGTTTCCGTGACCACCATTGGCAAACACTTTCCATTGTAATGCGGCCGGTCTGTGAGGAATCGCAAGAGGGAAAGTAAAATTGGGGTCATCCATGTTACTAATTGGTATTGCCGGTCCTCTTTTTAGATTGTACTTTATGGTTCCGTCTAGTGGCGATTCACCTGTGCGTGTCTGACGGAATGTAATTTCTCTTGGGGTGAATCTGTTGATCGATCTATATGCTTTTCTCCACGGGGTTAATCTGGTGGTAACCCCTCCGTCTGTGGTCGTTGTTGTGGGTACACCGAAGTTGAAAAATCCAAAATTGGGTCCGTTAATTGTGTGTGTCCCTCCTATGGTAAATATTCGGGTATCCTGATCGAAAAGTAATTCTGGTGATGCGAGATCACCTTGACTGATTTTCGTGGTTCCATTGTTAGATAAGAGTTTGTAATTGGATCCATCTGGAGTACTGTAAATCTTATATGTGGTAGTGGGAGATCCACCACCGCCTCCACCACCTCCACCGCCTCCACCACCACCAGAAGGCACTGGAACTCTATAGCGAATCTTTAGTCTAGGTCGGCTGGTGATATTATCAATATCACTTGAATCAATTGTTTCGTCGGTAGAAGGGAATACCGAACCATCAGTGGGATTAACACGAAGACATGTGAGATTAGTTGTCGATGTGAGAATTTCGGTGATTTGGTATCGACTTACTGCGCCGTTGGTGGTATCAGTTACCATAATATAAGAACCCACGGCAGGATTTATTGGAGCGCCATTTATTTCAATGAAATTTCCTGCTCGTGATTCATCATTGTACTCGGCATTCCACTCCATAATTCCTGCATCATACTGAAAACCAGTACCGAGTAGTGAGGTGTTCTCGAATGGTGTGTCTAGTGTCATCGCATAAACGCATTTATCACCTTGATCAAATTTCTGAATATTACTTACTGTTGTTTTATGACTCGCATCAACAATGTCGCCTGTTCCGTATTGGACACGCCCGAAGTCGAACCCAGTAAAATTACTCTCTGATAAATTATCTAAATTGTCGAGGTACTGATCGTATAAAGCCTGATCTACAGGCACATTAGTTGTTGGTTTATTTAAGATCACCTGAAAATTTTGTGGTATACCCGAGACATAAAATATAGCATAGACGGGGTCACCACCAGAATATGTCACGTCTGTCCCTAAAGGCCAATTACTCGTGGTGTTCGTTTCGGTTACTTCTATCAGTCTTTTAAGAGTAATAGAACCATTGTGTAGATCCGATGAATTGTTGAGCGAATTGAAAAACATCATCGCACGAGCACGATCACTATAATTGGGGGAACCGGTGGATGAGTCGTATGGATACCACTCACCTTGATTTACATTATATGAAATATCATTTAGAGGCATATCAGAATCCTATTGCGAATACGGTGAGATTGCTTCCCGTTGTTGGTGCGTACACTGAAACTTTACGAATTTGATCTATCTCGATGAATATATCTTCTCCTGCACTTAGAGGATAAAACTTGCTAGCATCACTGATAGTTCCGCTTCCTATGAATACAACCTGATCGGCGCCTGGGTGCAGTTTGAATCTTGCACCCGACCTCAGTTGCGTGACGTTTGTGAACGGTTCGATCTTCCCGGCGACCGCGGCCACGGATTCTTGTACAAAACTCGTGGGAGTCGGAACTTCAATGTAGACTCGTTTAGCGGGGGTCGTGGTGGTTTGGGTATCACCAATCGTTTGCATAATTCCAGCACCACCAACTAACGTGTCAAGATCGTTATTGATATCAGTTGCAAGTGTATCAATCGATGATGCTAGAAGGTTGGTCTGGCTAGTTGATGCTTCGACGGAAGTTTTTAGTCCTTCGAAAGCGGCGCATATTCCCGTTAGACCTCTGTAAGTCAATTCAAGGGATCCCGTAGATCCATTGATGATATCATCCAACTGAGAAGAGGTAATAGCGACTGGTGCGTCACCAGATGAAGCACCACGCTCTGTGGTATACCCTCGAATCATAATTGGGAATGGTTCAGATGTGCCTCCCGTTCCTGTGACGAATACTCCAGTATTACCGATATCAGAACCTTTAACGGGGAGTGCTTCGGCAGATGTTGCAGCATTGCTAATCTTGATGTCGCTTGCAACATTCACCGCGAACGAGATACCGTCAGCGTTTACCATATTTACATTGATCGCATCATTTGTCATACCGATTGGTAGAATGGAGGATCCCGATGCTCCATGCAGAAGCACTGCGATGGCAGAGGCACTTGCTCCAGCCAGACCGAGTATGCCAGGAGCGGTAAGTCCGCTATGCACTCTCATTCCCGGGAATGGCTGGTCGAATGTCACACCAATGAGACCTTCATCGGGACTGACATCGCTAGTAGGACCAACACCTGCTATGTGAACTGGATCGAGAGTTGAACCATCATTTCTGCCTTGAATCTGCATCGCAGTTGCGTTGGTGACTCCTCTACCATCGATTACTGTTTTTAAGGCTTGGGTAGTTGCATCTATAACTTCTGTCTGTAGAAGAATGGGCGATCCGTCAGTCGAGAAGCCAGCGAGTGCTGTTGCAACTGGGAATGCTCCAGTAGAACCTTGAACCACTATTGAATCTTCAAGGGATCCTAGTCCACCAGTTGCACCCCATGTTCCGCCCGTAATACCTCGAATGTCAAGATCGGTTGCAGTAACCGTTCCAGATGTGGTCACGGTTCCTGTAACTGACACAGTTCCCCTGACTGGTAGAGTGACTCCAGCCGCGGTTGTTATTCCTACGGCCAGATCTGAATTGGCAGTTCCTGCGATTGTGATGGGTGCAAATGCGGAATTTGATCCTGACGTTCCCGAAACCGCTAGTGTGTTTTGTGAATTTACCCCTATCACGGATCCGACATTTACGGTTGCACTAAAGGCTGAGTCGGTTAGAGCAACTTTTAATGCATCACCAGATTTACCGAAGTAGTCAACACTACCATCAGCAGTGATAAAACAGAGAGCGGCGGTAACGGGGTATGCTCCAGTGGCACCCTGAACTATAACTGAATCAAAAGATCCTAATGTATCTCCACTGTATCCTGACGTTCCGAAAGTAAGACCTCGAATGTCAAGATCGGTTGCCGATACTGCAATATCACCAGTAACACCTACTGTTGTTCCAGCAACGATTCCAACGTCACCTGACACTGTAACATCACCAGTAACACCTACTGTTGTTCCAGCAACGATTCCCACATTACCTGATACTGTAACATCACCAGTGACACCTGTGGTTGTTCCCGCAACGATTCCGACGCTACCTGATACTGTAACATCACCAGTGACACCTACCGTTGTTCCAGCAACGACCGATACTGCAACATCACCAGTAACACCTATTGTTGTTCCAGCAACGATTCCAACGTCACCTGACACTGTAACATCACCGGTGACACCTAAAGTGACACCAGATCCCTGAAGATCAACATTTAATCTTCCAGAGGTGTTGGTAATTTGTGTGCCATTAGAGTAAAGTTGTGCAGGTAGAGGACCGTTCGTTCCTGCGGTGTTTACCGGATTAATGGTTCCGTCTGCACCCCAAACCATTTTTACATATTGGTAATTTGCGGCGGTTGAACCTGAAGTAACTAGATCGGTGGCTATTAGAGCCGATGTTGCTCCCGATACTAAAGTGACTGAGTCATTGATGGTCATTTGTTTCTCCTAGAATATTGCAATATTCTTAGTATATATAATTTGCGTGAGGATTGTATCGTGGTATAATTCTGTATGTGAAAGGAACACATCATGTTTGAAAAAGTTGAAAGACTATTAACCACAGATCTCCAAGATTCAGTAAACGCAAATGGTGGATCTTACATTGACGCGATCGTTGATCTGTGCGATAAGCACGGCGTCGAGCCTGCCATTGCTGCGAAGTATTTATCAAAACCCGTTATCGAGAAAATTCAGGCAGAAGGTGAGAGCCTAAACATGCTCCCATCCACACCAAAACTTCCGATTTAGGGTTGACATCCCAACATAATAGACTATACTACTATTCAGTGCTGGGGAGTTCCCAGCGTATTTCAAGTGCGGGGGAGAACCTCGCGGAAAGGATACTCATATGAGTTTCAGTGATTTTAAGAAGCGTTCAGAAGGCAGTCTCGACAATCTCCAGAAGGAGATGGAGGCTAGCGAAAAGAAGAAGTCATACAAGGATGATCGGCTTTGGCGTCCAGAACTTGACAAGTCTGGTAACGGCTTTGCTGTTATTCGTTTTCTCCCTGCTAGTGATGGAGAAGACATTCCGTGGGTGAAGGTTTACAACCACGGATTCAAGGGCCCTGGCGGGTGGTACATTGAGAACTCTCTTACCACTCTGGGTCAGAAGGATCCTGTTTCTGAGATGAACAGTCGTCTCTGGAACAGTGGAGTTGAGTCGGACAAGGACATCGCACGGGATCGCAAGCGACGACTCAGTTATATGTCCAACATTCTGGTGGTTAGTGATCCCGCAAATCCACAGAACGAGGGCAAGATTTTTCTCTTCAAGTTTGGAAAGAAGATTTTCGACAAGGTTCAGGAAGCAATGAATCCTGAATTCCAAGATGAAGAGAAGGTGAATCCTTTTGATTACTGGGGTGGCGCAAACTTCAAGTTGAAGGTGCGTAAGGTTTCTGGCTTCGTCAACTACGACAAGTCTGAGTTCGAGTCTCCCGCTGCATTGTACGACGGGGACGATGAGCGACTTGAGCGTCTTTGGAAGAGTCAGTACCCTCTTGCAGAGTTCTCGGATCCCAAGAACTTCAAGTCGTATGACGAACTCAAGGCCCGCCTTGATGAAGTTCTTCTGGGTGATGATCGTGGAGTTGCAACTGCGGAAGATGATACGGTAAACAATGCTACCGTGAGTCCTTCGCCTGTTACTCCTAGCACATCGACTGAGGAGGAAGATATCTCTAAGATTGATGATACCAAGGACGCTATGTCCTACTTCAATCAACTCGCTAGCGAGGATTGATATCTTAGATGTGCGAATTGAAAACGGACGCCTTTCGGGGCGTCCGTTTTTTTATAGATTCACTTGAAGAGTATTCCATCCGAGTAATCGTTTTGGGATCGGCGAGTTCTCAGGGGTGGATCTTGGACTGTGGTTTCTTTCTTTATAGTAATAGGGGCGAACACCTTCGCCCCATCTGAAGTACCGAAGGTCGAGTGGAATTCCCTTTCATCTGGTGTAAGATTTGGAGTGACAAAAGATACTAAGTCCTTAACCCCCTTTTCTATTTGAAAAAAGGGATCCATTTGTTCTATCTGGTTCTGGATTGTGGGATCGATCTTTCTCTTCAGATCCATTTGGGCGTTGAATTCTATATCTTTGTTTGTCATTTTTGGTATGAGTGATATATCTCTATTTTCTCCAACGTGCTTGGAGTCGCCCGGCATCGGGTTCGCTCGCTCTTCATGGTATCTTATAATATCGCTGAGGGTTCCAGTAATTTCCCCTGTATTTATTGGATTGCTGGGATCCAAAAATTTTAATCTCGGCGGTAACCCGTCCGCCACTACTTTTTCTGATTCCTTTACATTTTGCTCTTCCATATGAGCCAATTCCTCCATTCGTTTCCGATCAGAAGGATTCTTTGTATTTTTAGCCTTCTCTCTTATGCTTGCTGCATTTCTTCTCTTTTCGGAGGTGACTTCATCAGCATCTCTTAACTTTTTCAGGGAATTCGCTGCCCATGTGTGATAATCTGACCTTGGTCGATCGTTGAATTCGGCATTTACCTTCTTCATATCAAAGGATGGGTTTGCCTGTCCCATCTGTCTCCCTAGAGATTCGTTCGTTTTTTGTAATTGTACTGCCTGTTGTCTTGTGAACTCTGCCAAAAGATCAGCACCCAGTCCTAAAGGACCAGTGAGTTTTCCCAGACCTTTCGTGATCAGGTTTCCCATATTGCGAAGACTTTTTTGTAATCGCAATGCCTTATCGGCTCGTAATTTTGCTGCATTTGCTGCATCGTCTACGACACTGCCGGCTGCTTGTGTCGCATTTTGTGGGGGCCTAGGAACGTCACTGGTATCACTGATTCCAATCGGCGGCCCAGGCGTCTTCGAGGGTGTCACAGTCGGCCGACGGGCTACATTCGTGGCCGCCCTTGCTCCACGACCAGCGGCGTCGTCTGTAACTCCAAGAAGTTTTTTAAGGAAAGGAATTTTATTAGCGCCAGGAATTCGTCTCAGCAAGGGACCTAATGTAAGTCTACCTGCTGCTAAAGCACCAAGAATATCAAGGGCTATGTCTCCGAAACTAAGCAAACTGCTTAATACTGATCCCTTCTTATCATCATCATCACCACCACCACCACCAATAGTTCTTGTTTTTTTGGTTACGGCACTTGCACCCATTAACCCGGCGAATCCACCAACCTTACTTCTTCTCGCCTCTAATTCCTCTTCTCTACGCTCTGCTCTTGTTGTTTGATCTTCCGATCCACCTTCACCCATAACCACTCTTCTAGGATTATAGATGTTGATAATAGAATCTTTAATTGGAGCCTTTATAGTAAAGTTTTTAGTTTCGGCCAATATGATATCACCACCTTGACTGATTCTATTCTCTACTTGTGTAGCGGTTTTTCTTTCGGTGATATTATCCCGAGGAGATTTCTTGATCTGTTTAGTCGCCAGTCTAAATGCATTAGATACCGTGAATTTGGATTGTATATCACGAATCCCCTGAATGGGATCAGGTAAGTTTAACGTATTTAAAATTTGACTAAGAGCCATTGTTTTCTCGTTTCTGTTTCTCTATCTCTTTGATAATGAAACCAACATAAATTTCTCTCTCCCACGGAAGCATAGATTCTATTTCGGTCAACGAATACTTGTGCCAATACATCAAGTCATGATTAGTCTTATAGTAGTTAGTCAAACTTGTGTGGCTGTTTATCAGATAAAAAAATCAAGAACATTTTCAACCTCCATCGAAACTTTCTCTTGGCAGTTAGGACAAGTGAAATTTACGTCGATGTAGTTTCGGGGAATTTTATCCAAAAAATCTTTGTTTATTTTTTGTACGATATCGACACCTAAAGATTCAACAAACTTGTCTTTTTCCTCGTCCGTTTCGTCATCGAAAGGAAATACGCTTTCAGAATCAAACACAGATTCGATAGACGCTTTGATCACATCTACTATTTCGTTCTCTGGTTTTACACCCTCTCCCATCGTTTTTAAGGATGGAAACTGAAGTTTTAGGCCATACTCATCGTTGATCATAATTTTATATTGTGGATCTTCTGGATTTTTCCGTTTGATGTCTTCTAGATTCACAGAAACTTCTGTTGAAGTGTTACAGTTCTTGCACAAGATGCCTGTCTTTACATCTTCACCGACTGACTTACATCTGATCGCCACCATTAATTTTTCCAAGTCAAAAACGGCAAGATCTCTAATGTCAACATCACCTTCGACGCACACTTGACAAACTTCGACAGTTTTATTCATGATCTCTTGAGCATCTTCTGACTGTAGAGCCATGAGAATGTTTTTCTCTTCGCCTACAGTATATGGTCTGAACTTCACTCGCTTGTTAATGCTTGGAAGTTCAATATTGAATGTTGGGTTTTTTAGTGTAGGTAAACTCATAATATTTCTCTGCTTTCATTTTTTATATGTCAAAACCTTCTTGACCAGTTTCATCTATGGTGATCGGTGCGACTTGATTTGCAAAATATTCTAGTGCGGCTCTATCGTGGGTTTCTTCGACGAACGGGGCCATCGGTAATGTAAGATCTGCACCCTCGTTGATGAGTTGTTGTATCTTATCTTGTATAAATCGAGAGTTTCTACCCTGATATGGTAGATCGCCGATATTGTTTCTATCGTCCGAGTATAATACAAAGTATCTTCTAAAGGCAAGTTGTATTTGCATCGTCGCAACAGAATTGAACAATCCTTGACCAACGCTAACTCTACCAACGGACTTTGGCCACACATCCGTTAGTTTTATTTCATAAACTTTTTCATTTGAAAGATTCAATGCTTCAACATATGCCTCGCATCTGTAATTATCTGGGTAGTTTAAGTTTTGTGTTTTTTGATTTATTACAATATCCTGCCAAGTTTCAAACAAAACCTTTTCTCTAAAATCACCAGAGACGCGAACCGTTATGTCTAGATCTCCACTATATGTCGCTTCGTAGGGAATCTCATCCACTGGACCTGCTATTTTGATTGGTTCGCTTGATATATTTCTGCCTGGGAAAAACACATTCTCTACAGCGAATTGAAATTTTCTTCTGTGTTCGGTGGGGTTAATTGACTGGTGTATCAGGAGGGGAAGTTGTGGAATGTGAAACTCGAACCTCGTGGGTTGATACAATCTACCTGCCATTGACCTGACATCATTATAGTTCGTGCTTGCGGTTGGTTTAGGCATTAAGTTCTTCTTTCTTCGTCGTTGATCATTCGGATAGAATCATTCCAAACATCTTTTCTTGACTGCTTTTCGAACTTGCTGATAGGTAGTAAGGACGCCAACAACCAATTTTCTACTGGAATGCGAATAAGACGAGATGATATCCCGTCATATTTATAACGTTTATAGGTAGGCTTAATAAATTTATATGTGGATAATTTAGCAAGCCGACTTTGAACATCATCTTCGTCGATACTATCAAGATCTAAATCACCAAACATAGCACGCATAAATGCTACTCTATGTCGATTAGGTAGATAGTGAAGATTCAATCCTATCAATCCGTCACTTTCTTTGCCTGTATTTATAATCAAAGGAAGGGTATCGTAATATTTTAATTTGTTTTTTGTCGTAGGCTCATACTTGAATAGAAACATGCCACCACTTGTTGTTTCGTATGAACTTGTAGTCTCTTCACTGGTAAGCAAAAAATCGGTAACATCATTAGAAGTATACTCACCTGATCCGAAAGCCAGATTGATAGTTCCCGTAAAAAATCGAATGGCTTCTTCGAGTGTGTTTACCACATATTCATCAGGTGTTTCATCTTCTTGTTTTTCTGGGGTGAGAGAATCCCCTGAATAGTCCGTGAGCGATTTCAGGAGTTGTTCACGGAGATCTGGACCTGGTTTCATTTTCTTCTGATAGATGACGTTGACTTGTGTTTTATTTTCTCTGCCTAAAAGGTATGTGTCTTCTTTGATCATGGTTGCAGTTCCTTTTCTGTAAGAATTTGAAACTCCCATCCTTTGTTTTCTGCGAACTCTGTGGCGGCTTTCCACTTAGCAGAATTGACACCCCACGTTTTCACCTCGGAGATATATCGTCGAGTAGTTCTCTTTTGCTTTTTTGGTGGTGAACATTGTTTTTTTGGTTTCACCTCTATCAGTTTTACCTTTTTTCTTCCGTCCCTTTGTAAAACTTCGATTATGAAGTCAACAAAGTAACGATGCATTCGATTGTCGATCGGGGACAAATAAGGAACTACAACTTCCTCTGATCCCCACGACACTATTTTTTCTTCGTTATCACAATAGATCATGAATCGTCTTTCCCATAAACTTCTATAAACAATCTTGGTAGGATCGCCTATATACTTTGAGAGATTCTTTGGTTTAAATTTGCCTTTATATGCCATAAAACTATTTAGCAGGAGCGGCCATGAGCGAATCATCCGTTAATAGACCTCCAAGAAAAAATGTCTTCGACAAACTAGATAAAAGTTACGGTGACAATTCCCCAGTAAATGGGGGAGAGGATTTGCAATACCCATCGGATCTGGGAACTGATGAGTATAATCAGTTCATAACTTTTAGCATATACGAAAAGTTCTCTGAAAATTTTTCTCAAGCCGAAAGAAAATTAACAGAGGCAAAAGGGGCATACTCAAGATTGGCAGGAGAAAATGCAGAACTAATAGGCAATGATGTAAGAAAAAAGATTGACTCCGCATTAAATTCGGCGAGATTTTCAGCATATTTAGGCGGCACCGTCGCGGCCATCGAGTACCTCAGCATTCCCGGCATCGTGCAGAGCGGGGTAGAGATGGTTGCGGAAGCGGTCGGTGGTCCATTTAGCGACGATCCAGACATTGTAAATGCTATCAGGGAAGTCGTGGAAGCAAAAGTAATGTTCAATTTGGTAAATCAAAGAGAAGCAACAAATACCACTTTTGCAGACAGTAATAAAAATTTCGAAAGTCGTACTGCTAAACCCATTAGTACAGGTGAATATGATAATTACTATGGGGATTTGGGTATTCAACAGCGAGGATTTGGGTCGATGGCTGCGAGATCGAGATTGAAGCGGGCCTCGTACAAAAGAGGATCTAATATTGCTTTGTATCTGCCAAACAAATTGGTAAACAATGGAACGATTAATTATTCGGGTGTGAACTTTGAAATTGTCAAAAATCTTGGTTCCGTGGGTCAAGGAGATCTTACCGCGTTAGGACCAACACTTAAGCGAGGAATGGCGAGTATTGTGACCGATGTCCTTGGGTTTGTTGGTGTTGATGTAAATGCCCCCGAAGCGATCGATGCAATTACAGGACTCGCTATCAATCCAAGAGAGGAACAAGTCTTTCAGGGAGTTGCAACAAGATCTTTTGATTTTACATTTTCTCTTGCTCCTAGAAATCCAAAAGAAGCCGTCGAGATTAGTAAAATCGTAAGAGAATTCAGAAAATTTGCACACCCAAGTGTTGTACGATCGGGTTACTTCCTTACCATTCCTGCTGAATTTGATATACGCTATTATAAGATTACACCGAACGGAGTTGCTCTAGAGAATCTCTTCCTTAATAGAATTGGTAGATGTTCCCTAACAGGTATCAATGTTGACTACACACCGAACGGTGTGAATGCGACTTTCGAGGATGGTAGTCCGGTAAGAACTTCATTGACGATGACGTTCACTGAACTTAGACCTCTTGTCAGACAAGATATAGAGGAAGGATTCTGATGTACTTTGATAAATTTCCAATACTCTCGCACATTGACACGTTCGGTGATTCTCTGAACAGGACATTGATTACTGATGTTCTTCGTCGCGTTCAAATCACAAATCTAGGAAAAGAAGAATCTACCTTCTTCATAAATTATGACGTAAAAGACGGTGACACTCCAGAGAATATTTCTGATAGGTTATATGGCACCACGTCGTTCTTTTGGGCCGTTTTGATGATCAACGACGCATTGAATCCGTATTATGATATGGCTCTTGATAACGTATCGCTAGAGAACTACACCAGAAAAAAGTATGATGGTAAGTACTTGTACTTGGTAGATGTTGTTGACGAAAAGAAAATTAGCGGAATTACTTTTTCCCCAGATGAAACCATCTATTCTTCTACTAACACAAAAGATGATTTTGGAACCACGAAAGAAAATTTTGCCGTTAGAGCAAGAGTAGTATCACATGAACCTACTCTATCAAGAGTTTTTGTTGACGGCGGAGAACATACCAATTTTAGTTCTGGTCAACTAATCGGTGTTGTGCGAGGATCTGATGTTCAGCAGGCTAAAATCAAAAAAATAGAAAATGGTATGTTTGCACTTCACCACTTTGGTGGTTCAACAATCACTCACAATCCCCTCAGTTCTGTGATCGGTGATATCCCGCTGGGACTGACTGCACCGAGCGGAATTTACACCAACATCTCACCGAAGTTCTACGAAACAAAATTGGGCGTCTATTTGGGAATTAGTGGTCCAGAAGATGTTACCACTGCAATAACAAATTTTGATCATGAAATAAACGAAAATGAAAAGAGGAGATCAATCAAACTAGTTCATCCCGACTACATTCAAGATGTTGTCGCCTCATTTGAACAGTTGATAAACAGATAAAATGGCAAGTTCAGATAGAATCAACGACGTAAAAGTAGATAAACTAGATCTCATTCTCGACTCAGGAGATGTGGTTTCTCTTTTAGATTTATACACAACCATTGATTTTTATCAGGACTTGTTTGGTGATCCACTGTACTGTGAAATCTTGATAACTGATGCATTAGATTTATACAGTTCTCTACCAATAAAGAATAATGAAATACTGAATGTCGAGTTTAATTCACCTAGCAATAATGTAGTAGCGAAAAAACTGAGACTGATCTCTAAGGAGAACGTTATTCTCAGTGACAGTGGGCGAGTTACCACTTACAAATTAGGTTTCGTTTCGGAAGAGACGATACAAAACGCTTCATATAAAGTATCAAGATCATACACAGGAACACTATCCAATATAGTGGGCGCATTGTGGTCGGATAATTTTGGAGATGCTGAACCTATCCAAGTGGAAGATACTAAAAATGAGTATACGATGGTACTACCTTACGATTCTGTGTTCTCGCACATCTTCAATCTGAGCAAAAAGGCTAGAAGAAAAGAAAACGAAAATTCATGCAGTTTCATGTTCTTCGAAGATTTCAGAGGATTCAATTTTGTGTCTTTGCCTCTTCTGTTCAATGAAGACGTAAAGGGTTATTATTCATGGGAATTGGAAGAAGCATCAAGAAAAGAAGATAGACCAATTGGTGTGGATTATGAATCGTCTAGATTTAGGATTACAGAAATCGACTTCACAGGAAGAGAAAATCTCCTTGACCAAATACAATCTGGTATGTACAATTCATATGTTGTAGATCACGATATCAAAAACAAAACAATATCAGGAAGTAAACACGAATACAGTCAAACTTTCGGAAAGGTAGAACATGCGAATGGATCTAGTTCTTTCCCACTGAACATCAAAACTCAGATCGAAAAAATTAACGTAACATCAAATGTAAAAAATCATTTTTCTGGTTTTTACCCAGCAGACATAATGTTACTAAGACAGTCACAAGTTCGTGCTTTTACTGACAGAGCAATTAGATTTAAATCCGCAGGAAACAGTTCTCTGAATGTTGGTGATAAAATAAAAGTACGTTTCACAAAACAAAATATGACAATGTTAGACTCGTCCGCCGATGATAAATACAGAAGTGGTTTCTATATTATATCTTCGATCAAACACAGTATTATAAAGGGTGAAGGATACACCGTTACGGTAGAGGCGTCCTCTGATTGCTATCCCAATCCCATTCCCGACGAATCAAGTTTTACTTCGTCAAACAGTTAGGAGTTAAATAATGAATTTAAACGAACAAGAAGAACCCCGTGAGTACGAAAAAAGACTCGAAGCCCTGAAGAGCCGTGATTACAATAGCGAAGAATTAGAAGATTGGAAAAGATGGGCAGAGTCGTGGGTATATGCTAGATGATAAATCTAAACGGAGAATTCGTATGGTGGATGGGTGTTGTTGAGGATATCAACGACCCCGAAGTAATCGGTCGATCGAGAGTTCGCATCGCAGGATATCATACTGCCGACAAGGAAGTTCTCCCTACCGTTTCTCTTCCTTGGGCCCACCCAATCTTTCCAATTACCAGTGCTTCAAATAGAGGTAAAGGATCAACGGTTCCAGGTCTTTTGCCAGGATCTCATGTGTTTGGTTTTTTCTTGGATGGAACCAACGCACAGCAACCAGTAATCATGGGATCTGTGCCAGGAATTAACACAGAACCGAACGATCCGTCAGTGGGTTTCAATGATCCGTATGATAAATCAAATGAATTATATGACGGTAAGTCTGATGTAAACATTTTGGCGATAGAACCCCCAGGCACTCAAGGGGACAGACCAACTTCGTCAAAAGCACCACTCATTGGCGTTGACACCGCAATAGATGATTTCTCTTGGGACGAACCCGAATCACCATCCAATCCTTCGTATCCGCAAAATAAAGTTTATGAATCGACCAGTGGACATGTGGTAGAAATTGACGACTCGCCCAATTCCGAGAGAATACAAGTCTATCACAATTCTGGATCTTTTGTTGAGTTTCATCCCGATGGAAAATTAGTGATAAAGTCCACAAATGAAGGATATGATATAACCCTATCAAACAAGCATATGTTCGTGGCAGGATCTCTAGATATAAGTGCTTTGGGTAATGTAAATATCAAAGCAGAAAATTTTGTGTTCAAGGGTTCAAAAGTACTATTCGATTTAGATGACGATTTTGTTGTTCACTGTAAAAAGTTTCAAGTGAACGCCTCAGAAAATATTGACATGGCATCTTCGGGCGAAGAAACTAAAATTGGTGCCGCTAATCAAGTGAAGTTGGTCAATGGTGCAGGTGCGAAAGTGATCTTAGAGGGCGGTAATGTAAATCTTAACCCACCATCATAGGAGAAGTAAATGAGTAGTTACGGATACTCTAGTCCAAGTCAACCATCATCTGTACCATCGACACCATCGACACCATCGACACCGTCGGCGCCAACACAGCAGACAATCTATACTCCACCGCCCACCCTACTTCCTACACCCACGGCGGCTCCTGTAACATTACCCGCACCGAAACCGACACCCGTAGCAGAAAAAGAAATTCAATCAGTCATTACTGGACCTTTTGTTATTGATGGATACTATCCCGTTTACACAACATCAGAAGATGCAGTCAATAACAGTCCAGATCCAGAACTGGTTCGGGAGAACGAGACCACTGTAGGATATCACACCCACACCCTCAGAGGTAGGGTTTACTATATGCCTAATGGTTTAGAAATGAATGTTACGCAGTTTCACGGAAATTATGGAAATGTGGTTGTTCCAAGATCGAAACCAGATTCCCCAGAAATAATCGGGGGCAATCGAACATTTTCTTTAAAAGACTCCAACGGAAACTTCTCTAAATACTCTAAAGGCGAAATCGTTCTTTATCAGGGAGAATTGTATGAAGTTATATTTAACAACTTCGCTAAGTTTCCAGATGATCAAAAGTTTTTTCGATTGCTCACAGAGGAAACCGATGTGAGTATTATAGACGGAGGTGAATTTTGAACGGTGCTGCGAGGATGAATGACTTTACTGATGGTTTTGCAAAATTTATTGCTGGGCCTTCAACAGGAGTAATGGTTAATGGTAATCCGATTGCTGTCTCTCCTTTAGATGTTGAGTGTCATCAGCACGGAAACCAAACAATATGTTCTCAAATAGTAATTGGATCTCCCAGTGTTTTTGCTGGCGGGAAACCAGTTGTCAGACTCAACGATCAAGCACTATGCGGTCATAAAGTAATTAGTGCATCACCTAACGTATTGGTTCCATAATGGGAGTTAGTCAAATTGGAAACGGGGACTTTCCCCTTAATAACTGCGCCATTCTTCGGCAGATTCTTCCTGAAAGTTCATTGGACTTCATGAAGACTGTTTTGCGTGGAGAGGCGTTTGCAAATCCGATTGCTGAGTTGGCGGGAAATGTTCGTGCCAATCTAACTGAGGCATTGTCGAAGATTGGAACTTTAGGGAATGCTGATAGCGGCGGATCATTTTTCGGTGAAATGAAAACCACACTCCAAAGTTTCGAGACAAAATTAATTCAGTTTGAATCACGAACAAATCGTATGAGTGGTGTTATCAGTGGATTTCAAGAAGGTGAACCAGATCTCGGTAGAATACTTGGTATCGGGAGTGCATACAACTCTGCTCTTGCAACTTTAGCAACTAATCCAGAGGATATTCTAAAGGACAACTTCTCACATGGTTTCAATAGTCTGAAACAAGAGTTTGGTATAAATGCCATTCAAGATTCAAGTAATGCAATGGAAGCAGCAGGAAATTTTTTGGCTCAATTTGGATTAGGTAGTACTGAACTTCCGGACGGAGGATTTTCCACTTTCGTCCGTCCGTCTCCATATGAATTCTATGGCGAAGCACAGCAAATTCTTGGTAGTATTCGGACAATACAACAAAGCATAATAAACATTACAACTTCAGAAGATGCATTTCTTGCTGGAGCATTGGCTTTTCTTGAGGACTTTGCTTTAGCGAACAGCGCCCTTAGTGGTGTTTTAACGGACCCGTGTCAGGCTGGAAAAGTTATTGGTATGATCGCTTCAGGTGATCTTGAAAGTCTACTTCCTAGTCTGGAAATACCATCTCTTCCAACACTGGATGAAATTTTAGAAAATATTCCAGACCCAGAAGATATCGCAAACTCCGTTGTTGAAAGTGTCGAGGGAATAGTAGAAAGTGTTCAGCAACAGGTAGAAGAGTTGATAGACACAGCGGCAGAAATAGGAAAAGAGACGGTAGAAGCGATACAAAAATCGGCAGAAGAACTAGTAGAGGCAGGAGAACAATTAATTGAACAGGCAGAACAAGCAGCAGAAGATCTTGCAACGAATGTAGATGAATTTGGTAAAGACGTAGATAAGTTCTTCGAGGATCTAGAGAAGCGTCTAGAGGGGAGCGAGGAGTCCACAGAGGACACCACAGAGACTCCAGAGGAAACCACGGAGAAGATAGAAGAGGAAGAAGCGGTTCGAACATCAAAGGACAATGAATTAGAGAGAATATTAGGTTACGCTTCGGAGGCAAGAGGTGTTTTAGATGTGTATGTGGCTGCGTTAGGGAACGGAATTGAAGGCGAACGAGTACAATATCTTCTTGCAACCTTCCCCATATCTCAATTACAAAATACAAGCGAATATTTAAACCAGATAATTCTTTCTCCTGAATACAACGAGTTTGCCGCTAGAGATTTGCCTGAACTTATACGAAATGCGATAAGAATATATCAAGAAGAATCACTATAAAGGGCATACATAAGACATGGCACGATACTCAGACCTAAATTTAGATTTCTTACCACATCCTATCACGGGTGATGTTACTATATTGACTGACATGAATGCCTTAAAACGATCGATTCGTAATTTAGTGTTTACTAACACCTACGACAGACCCTTCCGACCTGAACTCAACGGAGGGATACGAAAATATTTGTTTGAGCCAATGACTGCACTCACAGCAGTAAGAATCTCGGACGCAATCGAAAATGTAATTCGTGAACATGAGCCTAGAGTTGAATTGTTAGATATTAGAGTTCGGGGAAATGAATCTAAAAACTCGTTTGATGTCAAGTTAGTTTTCCGTCCAAAAAATATAAATCAAACAGTTCAATTAAACCTAGTCCTTGAGAGAACACGATAATGGCAATTAACGGAACTAAAAAAATAACAGAGTTAGATTTCGAGGAGATCAGAGCAAATCTTCAGACCTACCTCGAATCGCAGGATAGGTTCAAGGATTATGATTTTAACGGATCTGGTCTTTCTATTCTTTTAGACACTCTTGCATACAATACACATTATCAAGCATATTATACCAACATGGTTGCTAATGAAATGTTCATCGATACTGCAACAAAGAGAGAGTCTGTTGTATCTCATGCAAAACAAATTGGGTACACACCCCACTCCAGAAAATCAGCAGAGGCTACAGTTCAAATTAGTTTCTCAACTTCTGATTCTGATACAATAGTCGTTCCCGCAAAAACAGAATTTACTTCGACGGTTGAAGGTTCTATCCTCAAGTTTTATAATACAATTCCTGTCACAATTGGAACGACAGGAACGGCTCCACACACTTCCGACGTATTCTCGATCAGCGAAGGTTCATTTTCAACAATTTCTTACGTTACATCTTCTACTAGCGATACAAAGTATGTGATCCCATCAGAGAGGATCGACACTGATCATCTAACCGTTCGTGTAACTAAATCTACCACCGACACTTCAGGATCTAATGAAATTTGGTCGAAGGTATCAGATATTACTGCCGTAACTGGGGGCAGTAAAGTTTATTTCCTCAACGAAAACTCAAGGGGTTTTTACGAAATAAAATTCGGAGACGACACTGTAGGTAAAAAATTAGATGACGGCAATGTCGTCATTTTGGAGTACCTAGAAACTAATGGTCTTTCCGCAAACGGTTTAGGGAGAACGGACAGTAATACTCTCGCAACTTTCACATCACCTATCAACAATTCTGTGGTTACTGTAGTAACACCCGCTTCTGGTGGTAGTAGTAATGAGTCTACCGAGAGTATCAGACAAAACTCTCCACTTTACTATCAGACCCAAGACAGAGCCGTAACAGAAAACGATTATCGATCTTTGGTTCTTGCAAATTATGGGGATTCTGACGATGTTGTCGTTTTTGGTGGAGAGAAATTCAATCCCCCTCAGTATGGTAAAGTTTACATTTCAGTCAAACCCAAATCTGGTGGCATTCTGACCAACACAGAAAAAGAAAACATAAAACGAGATATCTTATCATCCAAAAGTGTTGTTGGTGTAATACCAGAAGTGATAGATCCCGAATACACTTATCTAAAATACCACGCCAAATTTTCATACGACAAATCGAAAACGTCTACGTCATCAGAAACTTTAAGAAATACTATTTTAGTTTATCTGGGGGTATACTCGAATCTTGAACTATCAAAGTTTGGCAATAATTTGTATGTCAATAAACTAGAAGAACTATGCAGATCACTAGATCCATCGCTGAACTATGCTGATGTGGATGTTATGTTAGAGAAGAGATTAGTACCCACTCTCAACAAGAAACAAAATTATACTATACGTTTCGAAAATTCTATACTAAATACTACTCATAATGCTCGTGATGGTGTAAATGGTCCTCCAGCAATTCAGTCAACTTCGTTCGCTTATAAGAAAAACGACGGTACTATTTTCTTAGCAAGTATCGATTCTGACATGGACGGAAACTTAAGAATATACGAAACAATTTCGGGAGTGAGAACTTCAGTATTTTCTGACATCGGAACTGTAGATTTTGCCAACGGCATCATTACAATCAATAATTTTAGTCCTTTATCTGCCACCAAAAATGGAACTATACGGTTTGAAGTGACTCCAATGGAAGATGTTATTTATACTGTCACCAACAACATTCTAAATTTTGATCTAACGGACAATGACAATTTGACCGTAGATTATATCGAAGATCGAAATACTTCTCCGACTCCTGTAAAAACGGTCACTTCAACCTCCTCTTCATCTTCAACCTCCTCTTCATCTTCAACCTCCTCTTCATCTTCGACGACCTCAACTTCAACCTCTAGTGGGTATTGATTGAATGCTACTTTCTCTTCTCCTTCGCGGAACTGATGGGACCTCTCCAACTATTTTTAATAATGGTGTGGCTGTTCCATTGGACCCTAAAATAAAAAAAATATACGAAGGTATCTCTCCTCTTATCCAGAGCCAGGTTCCAGATTTTCTAAATTCAGATCATCCGAATTTTGTTGCTTTCGTGGAAGCATATTACGAGTGGATGGAGCAACAAGGAAATGCAACCGAGAGAACTTTACTCTTAAATGACTATAGAGATATAGAAAAAACTTTAGATCAGTTTGTAGAATCTTTTGAGGAGACTTTCATGAAGAATGTCCCAAAAGAATTCCAGACTGATGTAGCAGGGAAAAATATAGACAGAAAAAATATTCTCACACAAATGAAAGACTTCTATTCAGTAAAAGGCACGGAAAAATCATTCGAGTTTTTCTTTCGTGCCTTTTATAGCAGTATTTGTGAGTTTTATTATCCTCGTGTAGATATTCTAGAATCATCTGGCGGTAAATGGATCGAAAATAAATCAATCAGAGTCACATCAAATAATGGTAGGACCAATTTTGATATGATCGGGAAGACTGTATCACAAAGTGTGGGTAGTCAGTCTTCCGCTGGCTCTGCTTTAATCGAAGACGTTGTTCAGTTTGAAAGATATCCGTTTACTGTAACAGAACTATTTTTATCCAACGTAGAAGGAACTTTCGTATCTGGTTTTCCTGTTGAAGTTGTAATAAATTCTACCACAACACTAAGAGAGAATGTTTTCGGATTGTTCGACAACTTCCAATTAACCACTAAAGGTAAAAACTATAAGATAGGTGACAAAGTAAAAATTCTAGGATCGAAGTATGGTGTCGGTGCAAACGCAAAGGTATCAAGAACTTCCGCAGATGGAGCAATCGAAGAAATAGGTATTCTAGATCACGGTGTAAACTACTCGGAAGGTGCCACATTTTCAATAGAAACTGAGAGTGGTGATGGTACTGCGACAGGATCAGCAAGATCAGCGGCACTGGCAGTTTATGATGGGTTTTACTTTGATGACGGAGGAAAACCAAGTTCAAGAAAACGAATTCACGATAGCGATTACTATCAGAGATTTTCTTATGTTCTGAAAACTGAGTTATCCATTCAGAAATACCGTGATGCTTTACTTGCATTGGTTCACCCCTCTGGATTTAAAGTTTTCGGTGATGTACTTCTGGCAAATACTATAACTTCTGAGAATCCGTTCCATAGTCAAGCAGAAACTCAAGAATTGTCTATGTTGGGAAATTACACCCCATATACTTTCGGTACAACACAAGATCTTCGTTCGAATAACTCAACGGAGGGATCGAGCGTAGATTTGTATCCCAACGGATATTCGCCTGGATTCACAGGAGTTACTGCGAATGGAGAGACGGTTGGTACAGTTCCCGAACACGGCATAACTGCTCATGTAGTTGGAACTGGGTTGACAGGACCATTAGGAGGTACAGGAAACGCTGGCGGAACACCAGAGGGATATAGTGCTGCACAAGAATTAAACTTAAACTTTTTCCCCGTATATCATCATCCCAATGTCAGAGGTTTAACCGATATACCAAGCGGAACATCTTTTGGTGGTACAAATCTAAGACCGTTTTTCTTCATTCCGATCGGAAAAAGTTTCCACTCTAATCCTACATACTCTACATGGACATCTCCGCAGTTCCCATATCTGGGAGTAGGTGGTGGCACACTCGATCAATACTACGGTATTCCATACGGAACAACATCGGAAAGTCCGAATACTTGAGGTAAACAATGGCAATAACTGACGGTCTTCAAAATAAATTCAAAAAACAATTCGCTCAAAGCCTACAAGATACTTTAAATCCTATCAGCGATGATAATTACTTCTTGTTTTTCGGTAAGTCAACTGCATGGACAGAAGAGACAACTCCTCCAGCGGTGGTCGATTCTGTTAGTGATCATTTTTCTGCTTTGAGAAATGGTCTTTTTGCTGTACGAATTGACGAGAGAAATTCCATGTTGGTTGTTCCTAGAATTGATTGGACATCAGGAACAATCTATGAGGAATATGATGACGCAGTTGATCTTCATGATATCGCATCAAGAAAAAATTATTACGTTCTAGTTGACGGCGATAAAGTATACAAATGTATTTCTAATGCTTCTGGAAGATTATCAACTGATAAACCCGAACTAGAAACCACGGCCATTTTTACCACACAAGAAGGATACCAGTGGAAGTTTTTGTATAAGTTAACAGAAAATCAAAAAGACTTTCTTACTAAAGAATATTTACCCGTAGTGATTGCAAATAAAACTGGAGATGAGGTTGAACAAAAACAATATGATGTTCAGCAAAATGCAATCGATGGGGGGTTATACAGAATAAGTGTTACTAGTTCAGGTGATGCATATCCCAATTCAGTTAGCACTGAATTTTCTCCAAAAATAGGTTCTAAATCATCAGAGAATAAATATATTACAGTCACCGAGGATTTTCCACGAGAAACTAATCTATACAAAGATTATATGCTATATGTGAGTTCGGGAATAGGTAATGAGGTTGGTCAATTAGTACGAATCGCAGGATACGCCGAAGATACAGTCACCGGTGATTGGCGAATACAACTAGAAACTCCACTCGAAACTGAAGTGTTTGGTAGAGATGATGCAAATTCACGAAAGAGTTTCTGCCAAATTTTACCAGAAATTTTGATTCACGGAGACGGTACACAGGCTAAAGGTGTGGTTCTTGTAGACAGCAACAAAAAGGCATCTTCAATAAAAATATTAAATGCAGGGAGAGATTACACTACAGCATATGCTAGTTTCCCTACTCCCAATGGAGGCTCTGCTCCCAGCGTGACAGTTGATATTCCACCAAAAGGTGGTCACGGGGCAAATGTTATTAATGAGTTAGACACTTCAAGATTGATGATTCGTCTTTTGAATGAAAATGTAGAAAATCAACCTGCTATCGTTAACGTTAATGATTACAGACAGTATGGAATAATCAAAAACCCCATACTAAATGACAATTCTCTCCGTGTCGCGGGATCAGAGTATAACAGAAAAGTTAACGTTGAAATATCACGACCTCATGGGGTAAGTTTATCTGATTATTTCGAGTCAAGTTCTCCATCCTCTACTTTCAAAGTGGGTGAGTTTGTTTACGGGTTTGAATCAAAATCAGTTGCCACAATAAGTTCATGGAAAGTAAATTCGGATAGAAAATCAGGGACCTTGATTCTCGATAATCCATCCAAAAAGTTTCTTTTGCCGAATACTGAACAGAAACTCGTTCGAGCGAATTTCGGATTATCTGGTGCATCAGGAGACTATACTCTATTCGAAAAAGTTCAGCAGTTCCAGACTTCAGGTGTGACCGCAGAGGGTATTGTTCAAGGATGGAACTCATCAGAGAAAGAGTTACTCATCAGAATTACTGGTACGGGTGAAAGCGGATCATTGTCTTTTGCGAACAACCAGTATCCAATTGTCGGTTCTTCATCTAATGCATATCACTATGATTTTTCCACGCTGACTGAGGCCGGTGGAGAATTGATTGGAACCTTCGGGACAACAAGCGGAACGTTTAAGAAATTACAAGACAATACTAAAATTGCTAGAATAAGTCGCGGATCCAACGCCTTTATAAATTCCAGCGAAACTCCAATTTACAAAATGAATTCTTCTATGGTGGTAACGGGTTCAGGTTTCAATAGCGGAACTTTTACTTTAGACGAAGGAATAACACAAGAAAACAATAGAATTTTCTCTACAGCAAATGTAGTTTCTTGGACGCCTGGTTCGGGATCGACAGGAAGTTTGGTTCTGAGTAATGTTATTGGAAATTTCACGGCAGGAAGTACGATCGAAAAAGCATCGGGATCTGCCTTTACTGTCACTTCGATAACCGAACCAGATTTAGTCAAAGGCTCAGGAGAAGTGTTATACATACAAAATATAAGACCTATACTAAGGCAGCAAAAACAACGAGAAGAATTCAGAATCTCTATCGGATTCTAAGGAGATATGAATGCCATCCTACAGATCAGATCTTTTTAATGTAGACCCATATTACGACGATTTCGACGAAACGAAGAATTATCAAAAGATTCTCTTCCGTCCAGGCTATTCTGTTCAAGCCAGAGAATTGTCACAACTTCAAACTATGTTACAGAACCAAATTGAAAGGTTCGGTAATCATGTTTTCAAAGACGGTTCTAAAGTATACGGTGCAGAAAGTGCCGTTCAAACCGTAGACTATATTAAAGTTACTACCGACAGTGATTATGGAAACTTCATAGGTTATGAAATTTCTCAGACTGCCGATGGTGTAACCAGTGTAGCAAAAGTCATTCATGCAGAAACAATCAACAACGAAAAGTATTTCTTTGTTCAGGTTGTTAGAGGATCTCTATTCTCATCGGGAACTTTGACATCTAACATAACGGGCATTTCTGCAACCGGAACTTTAGTATCAACTGGTTCGGTAAAACTTTTCTCCGTGTCGGAAGGAATATTCTTTATTGATGGTTTCTTCGTCCGTACCGACCAACAATATACGGCCAATATTACTTCTAGCGGAAGCATAGATGTTGCAGGTTCTTTCGGATTCGACATAGAAAGAAATTATATCGGATCAAACAATGATACCACTCTTCTTGATCCTGCCGGCGGATCATACAACTTCAATGCACCAGGCGGAGATCGGTATCAACTAAATCTGAATTTGAATTTTCATGAGACATCACAAAGAGATAATTTTGTTCCTCTTGCAAATATTGATTCGGTAGGAGATCTGACAAATCAAACAATCTATAGTGACTATCAAGAACTAGAAAAAACTCTTGCAAGAAGAACAGAAGACGAATCTGGATCTTACATCGTAGATCCTTTTGAACTGGAAATTAAAAAATCAACAGACGATTCAAACGTTACTCTTGGGATAGGAAGCGGAAAGGCATATCTTCTAGGATACGAATTTGAAAATCAGTCGGTACAAAATTTAGATTTAAGCAAAGCAAGAACAACTGAGGCACTACAAGATAACGAGACCATTAGTGCGTTTGATTTATTTTCGTATATTGTTTTGAATTTTAGTCCCACCTTACCTTCTGGATTAGGATCAGTTTTATCATCAGGGGGTGCAACAACGACACCAGTTTCTCTTAACATATATGATGATAGTAGTGATACACAAATAGGAATTACAGACGTAATCTCTATTCAGAAGCATAATACTGGTGGTTATAGATTCTACCTCACGAATATACGATTTGATCAGGATAAAAGTTTTTCCGTAGGAAATGTGAGCCTTCGTGTCGGTGAAGACGAACTTGCCACTGGTAGCGGACATGCATTTGTCTCGGGAGAAAAAGATAGTTTAATTTTTCCTGTGGAAATAGGTTCGAGCGTAAAAACATTAAGAGGTCTAGAATATAGAACTCGCCTTGCAGGTCAATTCACAACAATCAGTGACGGTTCAACAAATACAGGAAAATTGAATCTTGGATCACTATCGTCTAACGTAGATCCAGAGTTTTTCGATTTTGTCGGCGAAGACAGTATTATTTTTGACAGTGCATTTAATGAAAAATATTATCATCTATTCCGTCTTCCAGAGGAAACTGAAACAGCAACCGAATTAGTAACAACCGCAAGTATATCGAAACAGGGTGGATTGCTGACAATCACTGGCATAGAAGCAGGAACATATGTTTTACTTACTACTGTTCAGTTCAGAAATGAGTATGAAACAACTCCATCAACTCAATACACGTCTGCAATACGAAGAAAAACTTTACAGAGTGGCGACAACAAAGGAAACATTACCGTTGATGGATCGGATGTCAAGACAGACGAAAAGGGTAGAAACTATATTCAACTAAGTCATGCTGATATAGTAAAAATAAATTCCGTTACTATCGCAGCGGAAGATCCCAGATTCACAGGTCAAGATGCGTTTGATAGAGTTGGCGTCAGTGTAATTACAGACTTCACTTTTGATAATGGTCAGAGAGATTACTCCTACGACTACGGAAGATTATATTTCACCAACACGAGAGAGTCCACATATAATGATGAAAATAACGAACAGTTCACTTTTAGGTTGAACGTTCAGTACGATTACTTCAGACATGACGGAACAGGACCTATTACCGTAGATTCATATCCGTCAAATCAAGAAGCATTATTCAGCGACGGAACTGCGTTTGGCTATTCTGACATTCCTCTATACACCAGTGCAAAAACCGGTAAGACATTATCTCTTGTTTCATGTATTGACTATCGCTACACCAGAGATGAGCCAATTGATGAAAATGGAAATTTATCTGTTCTAGATTCTTCCTATGTTCCTGTTTTTCAAATCGAACAGTCGAGAGAAAATGACATACTGAAGGTAGCACACGAATATTACTTACCAAGAATTGATAAGTTGGTGCTACGAAGAGATTTCAACGAGGACGGAACAAAGTTCAGCATAATTCAGGGACAGCCAAATCTAACTCCCGAAGAACCAGCGGACCGAGAAAATTCTCTAACTCTTTATAAAATGATCGTGCCGCCTTACACACACAACCCAAATGATATTGAGGTTGAAGGTGTTTCCCATAAACGATATACCATGAGAGAGATAGGAGAGGTAGATAAGCGATTAGAAAATGTTGAACTATTCACATCACTTTCTAACATCGAAAGTAAAATAGACGCTACCACTTTTCTTTCTGACTCGGGTAACGAACTAGAGAAGAAAGCAATTCTTGTAGATGATTTTAGCGGACACGAAGTCGGTGACGTTTCCAACGATAATTACCGATGTTCGATTGACTTCCAAAACAAAGAACTTCGTCCATCATTTGAAGTTTATAACTACGGAACCACAGTTGGTTCAGTACAGGGTGATCTTAGACTACACTCAAACGGAATCATTACCGCTGCCACTGCTTCCGAAAACCCGAATGGAATTACACTCGCTTCACAGACAAAAGGAACCGAAACTCTTTCGGTCAATCCATACCAACTCACAAATTGGGTAGGATCTGTCGAAGTTGACAATCCGTTTGATCTTTGGTTTGATGACAGAACTCGACCCACTGTAAAAACTAATACGGTAGGAGAAAATAATGCCTGGTTGTTCACTTCATACGAAGACGAACAGGTCGGATTTGGTTCACAATGGAATGACTGGGAATCCATCTGGTTTGGTGTTCCTTTCGATAAGAATCGAAAAAATCAAAAACTAGAAGAGTTACTATCAGTTCCCAAGTCAAACGACAGTTTAAATGTCATATCAAGCCACTTTAAACAATCAGAAAAAATAAACAGAACAACAAAGAGCATTCAGCAAAAGTTGGAGGAAGTATCGAACAGAATCGAAACCTTCCCTGATCATATCAAAAAGACTTTAAGGGATAAAGTTGTAGATCTGAGCGTTGTTCCTTTCGTTCGAGCAAAAGACATTGTAGTGACCGTCAATAACATGAAGCCAAATACAAATGTCAACGTTTATCTTGATGATGTATTACTCAACGAAACCACATACACTACAGACGATTCTGGGAAGATAGTCGGTACATCACTTTCGATTCCTAGTGCAACTTTCCTTACAGGAAACAAGACGCTGAAATTTACTGACAGTCTCACATCTCCGACAACTATAGCAGAAACTTTCTTAACGTCACAAGGAATCTTCGAATCACGATCTCAAGGTATGTCTTCCATTAGACCGTTGATTCGTAGAAGACAAACTGTATCAGACTCTGGTTATGCTTTGGATGTTAACACAAGAAAGTCAAATGTCCGCACGAATAAAAGATATCAGTGGTTAGATCCACTGGCACAAACATTCTTTGTAGATGAGTCAGAAAACCCTCAAGGTTTATTCTTACAGAACTTACATCTGTATTTTGCAACCAAAGACTCTACTCTTCCAGTTACCGTACAAATAAGACCAACAAAGAATGGATATCCTCACCCGTCCGCAATTCTACCTTTCAGTGAAGTCGTTCTTTATCCTGATAACGTCAATGTTAACGTAGAAAGCCCATCAACCAAAACACTAGTGAACTTCCCGTGCCCAATCTTTTTGGAGCCAGGAGAGTATTCTGTGTGTCTATTATCGAACAGTAGAGATTATACAGTTTACACTGCAACAATCGGAAAAACTGAATTGGGTGGAACTGATAGAGTCTCCAAAGAAGTTTATAGCGGTAAACTTTTCCGACCCCAGAACACCAATGTTGCAGAACCTGATTATACCCGTGATTTAACTTTCTGCCTTAATAGATGTTCGTTCAATACTGGTAGTGATAAAACTTTTGTCCTAGATGCTCTTGATTCTGGAATCACGCACGGGATAGATATCTCACGGCTAGTCTCGTATAGTTTGACACCAAATGGCACTTCATCTGAAGTCACCTACTCTCAAGTTGGTGGTTCTAGAATTCTAGAAAACAAAAATGTAAACTTACTGACACAACCCACCGGTATTACCTCCAGTTTCAGTATCAAATTACAGAACACAGAAAAAGTTTCTCCAGTGTTTGATACAAATGTCACTAGTGTATTGCATATAGAAAACGTGTTTAATGATGGCGGGGGAGACTTGGATATCCAAGAGAAACTGCCAACAACAAACGAAGGCGGAAAATCTAAGTACATCACCAAGACAATAGAATTAAAAACTCCCGCGACTGATATTCGAGTTTTCTTGGATATGGTAAAAACCAATACCAATAAGATTCATGTGTATATAAAATATAGACCCGAAAGCACTTCTGTGGACTTTGATTCTCTTCCGTACGAAAAACTTACTCTTCAGGATGAAACATTTTCCGAAAATGAGAATGATATCATAACAGAAGAATATAGAATTTCTAGTTTGAACACAAATAAGTTTGCTATTAAGATCGTAATGACAGGAACTGACGATTTAAGTGTGCCCAGAATAAAAGGAATGAGAGCAATTGCTCTCTCTCAATGAGCATGAAAGTAAAAAATAGATCAGACCTTCACAGAGACGAAAACACTGGCGCACTAATTTATGAAACAGATAAAAATGTTTCTACAAGAAACGAAGTAAAAAAGTTGAAAAAAGAGATACATAGTCTGAAGAGTAATGTCGAAGATATTAAAACCCTTTTAGAGAGAGTCATCAATGGGCGTTGAAAGCAGAACCTACGATATTCCTGATCTAGTTCTAAGTGATACATTTCATGAATGGTTCACTGTAACCAACGATCAGATCATTGAAAAACTCAACCGTCTTGAGATTTATACTCTGGGCGGACTTAGTATCGCAAGTCAAGGCACAGTAGTAGGTGACGGTATCTCGGCTGGATTGGGATCGGGCGGAGAACTGTATATCGAAGTAGGTTCTACTATCGATAAAGATATTGTTTTTAACGGCAGTATTACAGTTAATGGTTCTACCACAACGATCAATTCGAGCAACTTCACTGTAGACGATTATAACTTAATTCTTGGTGCTACTACCGAACAAGTAGCCGACGAAACAATAATGGACATTTCAGGTGCAAGTGCCGGCGGCGGTATTATCGTAACAGGTGCATCTGGTGACAAAGAATTTCTGTGGCAATATCCCAATTCTGCATGGAACAGCAATCAAAATATTAAACTGGCGGAGAACAAAGCACTTCTCGACGAAGTACGAATCGCTCAGGGTATGTCTGGCGGCAATGCAACCAAAGGATTGATCTTCGGATTCACTGCGGGAACTACAGGCGGACTGACTGGTTCTGATACTCAACTTCGAGTTTTCAATACTGATATTTCTCCAGGCCATTCTGCTGATGTCATGTACATCAACGATGATGGTCGAGTAAGTATTAACACTGGCGTAAACAAAATTACCGTGAATCAAAGTTCACACGGAATGACTTTCGGTAATGCAGTATATTTAACATCCGCTGGAAATTATGAAAAGGCGATCGCAAATAACCTAACCAAAGCGGAAGTTATAGGTATCGTTTCTCGTGTATATGACACCAACAAGTTTGAAATTACTACTAATGGGGTCATCAAAGGAAACTTTTCGGATTCCACTATCGGATCAACGACAATCCAATCAGGACAGGCATACTTTTTGGATGTTGCAACGTCAGGAAAAATTACCACAGACAAAACTACAACTGACGGCTATGTCCAGAAAACGGTTCTGCTAGGGATCACATCAGACGAAGGACTTGTTGTTCAGTTTGTCGGTGGCGAGGTAGACAAAATTATCTCCACCGAAAATGCCACAACTTCTAGTAGAATCATAATCAGCCAAGAAAGTCATGGGTTAACATACGGGGACGCCGTTTATCGAACAATAGAAACCACAGGACCCCTTTATAAGAGGGCGGCACCAATTACCGATATTGAAGGTTCAGGTCTCAGCGAATCTCCTGCTGAAATTATTGGTATATGCGACGATCCACGGGTTGGAGGGAATCCCGATGTTGCTAGTATTGTTATTGCTGGTAAGTTTGGGATAACTTCCAGTGCTCCACCGCTTGTTCCAGGCCAAACATACTTCCTCAAGAAAAATACAGATTCTGCTTCTGAAAGAAACGTTGACTTTGTTGATGCTCGCAACGACGAGACCGTTGTATCTGCCTTATCATTAAGTACGGGCGATATAGTAAAACCTTGTTTTGTTTCCACTGGTACACACGAAGGTGTCCTCACAAACCTGATAGGAACAGAACTTTCGTCAGATACAATTTCTGATACTTTCGATGATGTTCCTGTCGGAACAATTATATCAGCCGTAGGTACACTGAACGACGGAAACTATCTCGAATGTAACGGACAATTTATTACAGAAGCAGATTATCCTGAACTTTATCCTCTTCTAACGTCACCAGCAACCGCTGGTGGTAAGAGTCTCCCCAATCTTAATGGTAGATTCCTCGTCGGTGATGGAAGTGGAACAGATGTAAATAACGTCAGTAGATCATTCACTGTTGGAACAACAGGTGGTGAATACGAAATAGTTCTTGACGAAAATAACATTCCAGCACATCAACACGAATCGCCATATGTTTACGATCACGCCGCCGGCGGTGGCGTTGCTGATCCGGATGGCACCAACAGTCTCTTCGCAGGTAAATTAGATCTTGATTCAACAGCCGGCGCGGGTGAACCCGGTAAAGTCGGTGGAGTTGGCACAGGACAGGTTGACGCCTTCCATTCTGCCTCCAATAGTTCTTCGTCAGAGTTTTCTCCAGGCGTCCCAAACGGTGACAATAGAATGTTCACCACTTCTGTTGGTGGTAATGGATCTCATAGTAACACTCCCCCGTACTATGCAGTCAAATACTACATCCGTGCTAAGGGTGTAACCGTACTAGACGATGGAACACGAATCACTGGCGGAGATGTAGAGCATATTCGATCATTATCATCTGATGCTGGTCGAGGTTTTGTGCCTGGTTCAGAGGAGGACGGTCGATTCGGTAATATTGATTCTAATACACCAGAGGGCACAGAAATCCAATTCGAAATTCCGATNCTCGACGATGTCCCCGAGGGAACAAATGTCGGACTGATTCGCTGGATAACCATCCTAAGTTCATTCGACTGTGATCAATCAAACGTCAAAGTATTTTATTACTACGAATCACACGGAGATTATAAACTGATAACTCGTGCTGATGATATTGGTGATCATGTAACAACGACTTCAACTCTTCCCGTTTCGCCTGGACAANNCNAACTAAAATTCAAAATGACAGTTNAGAATATTGGAAGTTTTGGGAGCAGTACAACTAATGCGGATGGGGTGTCGATTACACCTATTCAATATTCAGCAACAGTCGATAATTCAATCAATCGTATTCAGAAGTCATACACTCGTAAGAACCTCTTGATCAATGGTAACTTTGATATTTGGCAAAGAGGATTAGGAACTTCGTCTGCGTATACTGGATCTTCCGATGGTCACTTCTACACCGCTGACAGATGGGCGATAAGATCCAAATTAGGAAGCAGTAGTCCGTCAGGCAACTACTCAGTCGAAAGAAAATCATTTGATCTTTCCCAGAGTACGGTTCCTCATAATCCGCGTTACTACACAAATTTCAAATCGAGAACTGTCGGCACCCTTGGAGGTAATGACTACTTCTCATTCGAACAAAAAATCAAAGATGTGAGCACACTTGCAGGCAAGAACATGACAGTATCTTTCTATGCGAAGGGTTCACTGTCAGGAACATGCTTCTTGGGATACAACCGTTACTACGGAGGAGACACGGATCAAGGAACTGCCACAGATAGAGATTCTCTCTCCTTATCTACGGTTTCTTTGACTCAGGATTGGAGAAAGTATACGTTTACGGTTTATGTCCCCAACATTCCTGCTGGTAAGGTTGAAGGGTTCGACGCGAACGGATTTGAAAACTCATACCTAGGTCTGGCTCTATACACACAATTGAAAAACGGTAAACAGTCATACAATGGACCAGCAGATATCAATTATGCGGGGACAGTAAGTATTGCACAAGTTCAGGTAGAAGAGGGAGGAAGAAACTCACTCTTCGAACTCCGAGATAAATCAGAAGAACTTGAACTGTGTCAGTCATATTACGAAAAGAGTTACTTCCCACACACCAACCCAGGCACAAGTACTATTCCCAGCGGAAATGTAGATGGTCAAGAAACTCTAAGATCCGCATCGTCTTCTTTGTGGTCAACTGGACCTGGAACAATATCAACATCTACAAATAGAGCATCTAACGAATTTGAATATTCAACCCGAAAGAGGGGCGTTGCAACCATTAAGGTGTACGCACCAGACGGGACTGCGGACACTATAGCACAAGAAAATGAGAGTTTCGCTGGGAGTAGCCAGAGTGTTATATACAATAACGATCAACCACCCAGCAACTCTTTTAGTCTGATCGATGCCAATCCAAAAGTTTCATTCACTGGACTATCGGACAGAAAATTCAGAGGTGTATTCTACGCAACCAACACGGGCAGCGGGATTCAAAAGGGCGTTGATTTTGTGTTCGAGTGGGTTGCTGATGCCGAGTTAGATTTCCAAAAGGATCCAGTTTGATAGTATACATAATCTAAAGGAGATTATAGTTGTCACAGAGTCATATAAAACTAACGGGCGGCGCAGGGACGGGAAAATCTCTCCGTGCTACTATCACACAAGCAGGACACGGCTTTAAAGCAGGCCAAGCAATTCGTTTTAACAGATCGACTGCAACAGGATCTGGAACCGATAAGTATTATGCTGCTATTGCAAACAATGCAGAAAACTCAGAAGTTGTAGGTGTGATCGCATCAGCGGGAGCAAACACCTTCGTACTAGTATACACCGGTGAGATCGATTCGTCAGCATTCGATCCCAATTTTGCAATCACAGACAATGATGTATTCTTCTTATCTGAGACAACAGATGGCAAACTTACTAGCACACCACCATCAGAGGCGGGTAGTGTTATTAAACCTGTTCTCGTTCGAACCAATGACGATGTCTGTATTGTCACAAACTATATCGGAACAATCATTGGGGGTTCGTCTACCGTATCTTTGAATGGTATTCAACCAGTAGGAACTATTGAACCCTATGCAGGAACTCTTGAAGATGTTCCTGAAACTTGGTCGGCCTGTAATGGTGATCCATTATCTACAACGATTTATCCTTCTCTTTATAACCGACTGGGAAAAAGATATGGATACCATATAAAAATTACAGATGGAGGGATTAGCGGAGACATAGCAGTAGGGAATAGAATTCGCCAAGGCTCCAGTGTATCAGGAATCATTACCTCAGTGACAACTGGATCAATGGAAGTTGATGTTGATTACTTGGCGGCAAATACCGATGGGTCATACACGCAACATACTGATGAGTTCTTTGTTGGTCTGGGTCAATCCCTTATCATTGATAATGAAGTAGCCTCCAATAGAGTGGGATCAATCAAAACTTATGTTCCCAGAGCAGACACCCAAGACGTTGTAACACTCACCAACTACTCGATAAGTACCATCAACTTCAGGAAACCAGACTTACGAGGAAAGTTTGTCATTGGTGCAGCAGACAGCGTAAATGCAACCGCTATCAGCGTTCCTGCACCGGGTTTTGCTTTAGGTCAGTTAGGTGGTGACTACGACAACGAAACTGGTGGCGGGGCAGGTGCGGTTCAAGGACTCGGAGGATCCGATTCATTAAATAATGTTCCTCCTTACCAATCTCTTAACTGGATCATAAAAACAGAATCAAATGCTCCTGCTGCTCTTATTGATAATATTACCGCTCAAATTTCAATTCCTGATTTGATTGATGTTGTCGCCCCACCAGATCAAGCACAATCAGGTGACATCTTGATGTTCGATTCTACAAACGTAGGTGGTGCAAAATATTATCCGTACAGAATCTTTGATGGTTATCCTGCCACAAATGCTATTTTTAATATTGGAAATATTTCTGGTGATGCGTCTATTCGGTTCGGTAGTTCTTCCTCCACGAGAGCATTTGATATAGATCTAGATGTAATTCAACCAAACGCCACAAACAGACAATTTTCTGTCAAGAGCGGTAGTACTGAAATCATTAGAGCAAAAAGAAGCACATCAACTAGTCAGGGGGCCGTTGGAATTGGGATTAACCCATCGAACGATACTGATGCAAACTTAGTTATTGGTAGCAAAGGACTTAAATTCAATAATACTGGTCAATTAATTACTCAGGTAAAAAATAATGTATCCACTACTGGATCAGACAACGCACTGGTAACCGAGCAAGGTATCCGAGAGGCTATAGATTCGGTTGAAATCGGTCCAACCGCTTACACTTCCAATATGGACGGTTCAGGAACTCAGATTGGGCAAAACAATTACAGAGCCTTCACCAATTATGATGCATCCACTACGCCAGGTCAGGCTTTTTCTAACAACTATGTCTATAAAGCAAATTCAACTGGGATCTCCTCCACGCAGACTGGCGTCAGTTCGTTCGCGGGCAGAAAAATTTTATTATTCTTGGGACTTAGAGTCTACAACTATAAAAATGAGATGTCGAAAGTTATAGTCAGAGGAAGAGCATCTACAGGAACAGTACCCTCCTCTCTAGGAGAAAATGACATCAAATTCATAACTCTAGACAGAGCGGACGGAGATGGTCGGGCTGCGAACAGCATAATGGTTCCCATCTATTATGAAGTTCCAGCCTCGGGAAATCCATGGCTTAGTGTTGAATGGAAGGGTTATAATCAGGGTGGAATCGACACCAGCCGTTCTCCCAGAATATGTTCATATCAAGTTTTAGATCTAGGAGCAATTTGAGATGAGTTCATCAGCAATTAGTATAAAAGGCGCACAGGGAAATGATGCCCTCCGTAATCTCATTGACAATGCAGCGTTTAATGAGTGGAGCAATGGCGCAACTATGGAAATAGTCGCACCCAAGGCTAAAAATATGTTGCGTCAAGGTCCAGATGGTTGGTTTATGCGTTACTTTCCCAGCGACGGAACTACTGCACCATCGGCGGGTGGAACAGGAGAGTTCCGTGTAGATAAGAGACCACATACTATTGGTCAAACTGATGTGGCAGGAAACCCTCTATACTTTAGCAGGTTTCAAAATGGTGCTATTACCACAGGAATATCTGCCGCAGAAATCATTACTTTCTCTCAAAGAATTCCAAACGTAAGAACTCTACAAAACGAAACTGTGGCACTATCATTTCACGCTAAAGGTTACACTTCAGGTCAAAAATTAGCGGTAAACTTCACACAGGTGTTTGGTTTGTCGGGAGGAGACGCAGATGAATTCGGTTCAGGAACAGTAGCGTCGAATCCAGTGAGTGGCCAAGGACAAGAAGTTGGTCTTACAGGTGACTGGAAAAAATATAATTTAAGATTTAACATTCCCTCCATTACAGGCAAACTAATTGGAACCAAGGGAAAAAATTATACCGAGTTAAGTTTTATATTACAGGCGGGTGTAACTGCTGCCAGTTACAGAAATCTACTTGGATCAGTTCCATATCATGGACACACAGTAGATA